GGGGGGTTTCGGGCCCGCAACCCACTCGTCAATGGCTTTGCGCGTGTCGCGCTGGGTAGATGGTAACTTAATACCGGTTTCCTCGGTGAAGATTTTACGGGATAGCGGGTTGCCAATATCGAGGATAGCTTTTAAGGCGTTGGGGTCTTTGGCCTCGATCGCCGCCGTCAACCGTTCCAGCGTCTTGGGGGCGACCTGCTCACGGATTGGTAGCGCATCCACCCACTTGCGATATTCCTGCGCGTACTGGTCTTTCTTCGGTGACTTCGCCATCTCCGCCAACGTCATTCCTTTGGATGCTGCAAAGCGGTCTTGTAGGGTTGTCGCTACTACTGGCGCTGGCTCCGCTGCTGGGGGCTGCGCTACGGGCGGGGCGGGGGGTTGGGAGGCAAGCCATTCCGTGTACTCTGCCTGCAACTGCTGTTGCTGGTCTGGCGGCAACGCTCGCGCTTGCTCCATTGTCATTCCACGTTCAGCCAAGAACTTCACTTGCGTCTCGCGCGCTTCACCAACTGCGCGTAAAACGTCGGCTCCCGGCCCGGCGGGCTGTGTCGTTGCGAGTTTAGGTGAGGCAGCGGGAGCTTGAGGCGGGACAGGCGCGACGGCGGGAGTAGCGGTTAAATCGCTGGAGTGTAGCACCCCTTGAAAATCTTGCGGGACTTGACCGGCTTTCTTCGCTTGCTCTAAAGCCGCTTCACGAGTCAACGAATTTCCGTTCTCGTCAATAAATCCAAATTCCTTAGCCTCCCTCTGCTGCGGTGTCGTCCCTTTTAATGACGGGTCTAACGCGGCGTGACCGGCTTCCAATCTACCGGTGTGCATCCAATTGTTTGCATCAATCCAAAACACCCCTGTAATCGGCGTAGCTTCATTACCCTCCAATGCCGCGCTATGCTTCTTCAGAAGCTCCTCTAATGCCGGCGAGATTGCAGGTTTCACTTCCGCCCCGGCACCTACTACCGGCGTTACGGGCTGTGTTGTAGTAGTCGGTGCTTGCGTAGCATCGTTTGTAGGTTCAGTCCCAGCTTTGGTAGCATCGGCACCGGGGGCAGAAGTGATCAGTAAATTAGGAATAACAGGAGAAGAAGACGCTTTATTATTTCCTGCGGGTGGGGCGTCTTTCTTAACCGGTGTCCACTTTGTCGTGCGATTCATCAGGAGGCCATCTAAATACGCCTTTACCCTCTCCGGTCTGTCCTCGTGGACGATGAAATCCTCAATCGCCTCAATCGTCTTTTGGATTTCGCCCTCTGGTATTTCAAGTCTCTTCAGTCCGTCGTAAATCCATTTCTTAATATCACTACCGCGAACATCGTCAAACTTACGCTGGACAACTTCTTGACCTTCGTGTAGGTAAAATCTTTCGTCAAAAATGGGCTGTTTCCATTTATCTAAAACGGGTTTTCCGCTACCATCTTTCTGTTCTACCGAACCTTCCCAGCCCTGTCTCCCATCCGGTTTTGTGACAAATTTGTAACCTGTAATGTCAACTAACTTATCTCCCGCGAAGACATAATTTCTTGTCTTTCCCTTCTCGTAAATCACTTTCTTTGAAAGAGGCCCGGAATCACTATTAAACGAATGCTTGGCACTTTGAATTGCAAACAGTGAATCTCCTAACGCACTCGGCGCATGTTTCGCGGCTGCTTCAAAATTACCATTCGCCAACTCGCGTAACATTTCAGCCGAATTCTCGTAGGAACCGGCGGCCATCTGCAATCCGAACCCAGCCCCAACCACTCGCTGCATACTTTCCGGGAGGCCGCCAGTACCAACGGCCATTAGGGCTAACATTTCCGGCTCGCCCATTGCATTGAGCCATTCACGCGCCCCCTGCTGAAGCGAATCACCAAAGCGTGAGAGTCTATCAATTCTGTCCGCCTTTGGCAGGCCCGCAAGCGACCGATGAAAGTCATCAAGTTTAACGTCCGCATCAGCCTTTGGCATTATTTTGACCAGCCAATCACCAAACGGAACCTTCAACGGCTCCTGCGCTTGCGACTGCAATCCGGCAACTGCATAAGAAATCGGAGCCGTCACCGGTAACGCTAGACCTTGACCAACCGCTGACAAGGCTTGTACCAAAGCGTCAATCGGATGCCCGGACTTTAGGGTTTTACCAGCTTCATAACTTTGCTGAAATGGTTTGAGAATTTTATCTTTCGTCTCAGGCGGTAGCAGATTGTCCCACGGTTGCGGTTGACGAGTTGGAGTCCGTTTAGCTTCCGGGCTGTTTTCGTAAGCCTTACCCTCTGCAAGCTCAAAGGGGGTAGGTGAGCGAAGTGTTGGAGGACGGTTGATTTCCGCATCCAACTGCTCCTTTTTCAACCAGCCGAACGGTATTGATTGATTGAGTTGGGTAATCTGATTTCCGAGTTCCTGTATATTGGGGGGATTAGGAACCCTAGTCTTCTCGGCTGCGGCAACTGGAGTAACAATCGGAGCGATTGCTTTAGCGATCGGCTGAACCCCCGGAGTTCCATTGCTTCGGATGCCAGCCGGCCCGTTGCTGGCAAGCACTACCCCCGACGGCTTGACCGGAGCCTGTGCCTTGAATTGCTTAACGAAATCCCCCGCCGTAATCGGTTGCGATGGGGATGGGGTCGTGGTAGGTGAGGTCTTAAACGAATCAACAAATTCTTGGGCTGTCATGGGATTAGATTATTCGCGTTCTTCAATCACTCTTTGAATTGCTTCCGCTGCATCTATACCTTCTTCTTCAATCATCATTTTGGCGCGTTTCTGCTCTTCCACCGTAATGACGACCGGGGCGATTTCATCCGGCAAATCTATTTCAACTTTCGGTTGCGCCCCGGTTAAATCATTCCAAGCCTTTGCCAAACGGCCTTGCGGTTTAGCGACTGGCGTTGGAGCCGTTACACCACCAGCGGCAGGCGGTGTTCCTGCTGTTGAAAGGGTAAAAGCCGGAGCCGCCGCTTTCGCATAAGCCGTCGCTTCATCCATGTTCTGTGATTCTTTTCCTTGAAAATCGGAAATTGCATTATTGATATGCTTTAATTTAATCAGAGCTTGTTGTCCTAATGCCTGCCCTTTATATAGCTCTGCATCTGTCTCATATTTAGTCCTCTCTTTAAGAAGGGAGGTCGGGATTTTCCTTTGGTGTGAACCGTATTCTACGTCATTGATTTGCTTGAGTGCTGCCAAGAATGGAATGTTCTGGTCATGCGCCATCCGCCATGCCGCTGCTACCCTTGTAGAGCCAGACTGTTCTTTATTTTTTGTCAGGTTTGGTGTGAAATACCCGCCGCGTGGATTCTTAGTCTCTACTCCACCACCGGATGACTTCATACTCGCAGGGATAGCCGTCAACGGATTGCTCACAGCCTGCTGGATTAAGTCAGACTCACCCTCACCAGCTTCCTCATTACCGCCCACGTCTAGGACTGGATAACCTAACTGTTTTGCTATCGCTTCGTATTGTTTTTTAGACTGATCTAAATCCTTGCTGTTTGGATAAATTTGTTCCCAAAGTTTTAGAGACTTCTCCATTAACTTCTGATTGTTTCCGTTTGCGTAATTCTTGAACCTCGCCAATTCAGCCCCAGCCTCGGCATCGGGTAATCCCCACTTTAAGGATTCTCTTGCTCTTTCAGCGTTGTATTGCTGAATCATCTCCTGCTGATCGGTGTAACGCTTTTGATGCTCCCGCGCCGCCACATTGGACGGGGTATCAATCATCCCGGCAATCTCTGGATGACGCGGGAAAGCCACGCGCAGCAATCCAGTTAAAATCTTATCCCACGGGCCGTCCTTCGGTTCTGGAGTTGGTTGGGTGTTTTCGTAAGGTGAAAGATTGCGCGAACCTTCAGGCATGGTCGGCATTGGCGCAGAATTAGGCCACGGAGCCGGTGATGTCGGTTGCATGGGTGGCGGAACATTATTTACCACCGGTTGCGGCACGGGTGAGGGAACCACCGGAGCTTTAGGTATGGAAGCGGGCTGCTGTGGCTGTTGCGGTTGTCCATCTGGCGGCGGTTGGTTGCCAGTGAAAAAGCGCATAATCCCCGGCAAGGCATTCATTACCTCTGGAGGTAACTCAATAGTCCCATCTGACATGATTAAAGCACTCCTTGCACCTGAATCAGTTGATCGTGAATCGCGGGCTGTTGATTCATCATTGCGTCATTTTGGGATAACAATTTACGATTCCAGTCAGTTGCCTTTTGTGCGCCACCGCCCCAGCCGTGAGCAAATTTATTGACCTCTCCCATCTTTTTTAGAAAAGGATTTTCCTGAGGGCTAGATGTCGCCGGGATTGTCTTCAAAGGTTCCGACGTTGGCTGAAACGGATTCGTTTGCGGATAAGCAGCATTGACAGTGCCTCCCGGTTGAATCAATGGAGCCGCAGAAGGTTGCACCGGTTGCTGGGATTTTCCACTTGCCGAACTACTTTGGTTGGTGACGGCATCATCTACCTTGACCTTGTTAAGTCCCAAAGCATCCTTCATTTTGTCAAACGAAGCTCCGCTATTATCTTGCTTCGGTTTGTTTCTGCTCAAGACCGCAGTTAAGCATGACATAGTGTGTTCTCCTTAAAAACCCATCGAACCATTTCCAGTGGTTTGTTGGGAGTCAGTTTGTGCGTCACCGCCCCAGCCGTGATCAAATTTATTGACCTCTCCCATCTTTTTTAAATGATTTCCCTGAGGGCTAGATGTCGCCGGGTTCAAATGCTTCGACTTTGGCTGAAACGGATTCGTTTGCGGATAAGCAGCATTGACAGTGCCTCCCGGTTGAATCAATGGAGCCGCAGAAGGTTGCACCGGTTGCTGGGATTTTCCACTTGCCGAACTACTTTGTAAGCATGACATATGTGTTCTCCTTAAAAACCCATCGAAACATTTCCAGTGGTTTGATTTGAGTCAGTGACCGTGGACAACCCCTTCAACTGACTGCCGATTGCTAGGGCTTGATTTAATGCTTGGTTTTCCTGCGACTGCGCTTGATTCACAGCACCGCTCTGGAGGCCAAGCTGCTGCGAGTAGTCCGCCTGCTTGTTCGCCTCTTGCTGGGCATAATTCTGTTCGGCAATGTTTTGAGCTTGGGTGTAGGCCGTGTTTTCCAAACCAGCCACTTGACCGGTCACATCCGCCGCACTCTGCCGCGCGGCCTGTCCTGCCGCCGCTTGTGCGCCGCTTGAGTCAAGCATTCCCGCTGATTGTGCGCCGCCTTGAATCTGCGCTAAAGCATTCGCAAACGATTGCTGCCCGGCCAACTCAGTCGCGCCCACCGCATTGGATAAGGCTGGGTTGTTCACTGGATCAAACGCTCCGGGAGTCGGTGCGGCTGAAAAAATACCTTGCAAAGTGTTATTCACCAAATCCGTCGAAGCAACTTTTTCCGCCCCTCCCGAAGGATCGTACTGGTTTACTGCCTCGACGCCCTTCGGCGCGAAACTCTTAAAGAAGGGAACCGACCACTCCGGCATATTGTTCACATTGGTCGTTCCACTCGAACTTGACATTCCACCAGATACGCAACTCATTGTTGACCTACCTTGTCGTTTCGTTGTTTGAGAGCCTCCGCAATCGCATACAACTGTGTGCTGAACTGCTGTTGTTTTGCCTGTCCGCCGAGTAGGTAAGCCACGGCGAGCGGCACTTCGGTATAAAGTCGGTACGCCAATTCATGTCGCGGGCGACCGTTGCTGTACTCCCACGCCTGAATCACATTCGCAATGGTTGGAGCGAGCAAAACTTTCGCATTCTGGTAGAACGTGTTCGTCGGCCATTTCAACAGAATGTTGGAAAGGCACGAGTTCATAATCGCCACATCCACCTTGTCGCCATCCAAAACGTGATCCCACGTCGAAGAAAGATTGAACAAATCAATCAACCACTGCTCCACTTCGGCGTTCCCCGCGCAAAGCTCATGGATGACTGCGTAAAAATCCAAATGAATTTGAGACGGCTGGTAAGCCTCTCGAACCGCCCGACGGATGTTTGTATTGTATTCCGGCTCGGTCTTCTCAAAAATCATATTCACCCGGAAGGTTTTCAACAGATGATACCGCTTCCGATTAAACGGAAGGTTGAGGTGGTTGTAAATCCGCGCCATTACTGACTCATCATCCAACTGATCAAAGTTCACGGAATACCCGCGAGTTCCAATCAAATCACTGCAAAGCTCTAATTTGTCCGAATAGAACCGGATTTGATGCTCGGTAAGCTTTCGGTCGGGGAAAGCGTGGTTGTAACTGGTGAGGCATTCATCGGCAGGGCGGTGAACAAACAACCACGGCGCATCGGGGAATAACCCGTTAATTTGCTCCCACGAAGTGAGCAGGGCGGCTCCACAATCGCCCACCGACTTAAATTCGCGGTCGGAGAGCTTGTTTTGATACTGCTCCAACCCGTCCACCGTAGCCACCGCTTCATGGTAACAGATCGCCTCCCCATCGCTGAAAAGATTAGAAAGCCATGTCGAGCGTGTCCGACAAAGCCCAGCTATGAAAAATTGTTTAGTCATGCCACTTACTACTGCAACTTTCGGGCCGAGTTTTGTTAAAAGCTGTTTATGACGTTCCATTTGATCCAAAGGTTGTTCTGCACGCAGAGGTAAAGCGTGCCAGATTGATAAGCCACATCTCCCGCCGTTCCTGCGCCTGTGCTGGTCGCCGGTGGCGTAGGAACTAGGCGCAAGGTGGTGGCTTCAATTCGGTTTAAGTCCGTCCAAATGTTGTTATGTTCATCCCGCAAATCCTTCAATAACCGTTGCGGAGGAAGGACATCCTTAAACGGTGCTTGCTGGGGGGTGCGTAACCCGGTCATTAGTGTTGCCCTCGCGCTCGAAAACTCGGCGCATACGAACCTAACGAGAAAAATCCACCCACCTTTTTGAAAGTAATCTGAAACCACCGACCGCTAACCGTAAAATCAATCCGCGCCGGCCCGTAGCATTGCCCCACTAATTGCGGAACCGCATTCTGATCATTGATTTCATCAAAAGCGGTCACGTACACCTGCAATGGTGCTTCCGTGTTCGGAATCGGTAGCAGGTCAACCCGCAAGCCGTCCATGATTTTATAAACACTCTCATCACCGAAATCTATCAACCCGCTTGTCAGGACTGCCGTATTCGTGCCGGTAACACCCGCCGGTTCGTACAGGTAGAGAAAGCCTCCCGAATCTCCGACATAGCTCTTCTGGTCAAGCTGCGTCTCCGGTTTGACCCACGGAGTATCGCCGCCATCTACCCATGTCCCTGACTGAGAATCCCAAGTCTTATTTAGGGAAGGGGGGAGCGACATCTCTGCGGCAGTAAAAGGAAAGTCACGAGTATAAAACGCATCGTTGTCGAGGTCGTACACCAATGCCTGCGCGGGGCTGCCATCCAGATTCCAGAACCCCGTCCAAATAATTTCTTTCTGATTCGGATTCCAAAAACCCCAGCACTCGCTCAAACGTGTTTGGTCAATCTGTTGCAACCACCAATTCCACACCCGATCCCCCATTGCGTGTGGTGTTCCGTCAAAGGTGTAAATGTTGTCATTGCCAATAAAATAAAGCCGGTCGCCTTGCTTATCGCTCACCGTGATTACGCTGGCTCCGCTCGGCGTTCCGGTTCGGCTGCTCACCTGCTGCCGTTGATAAACTAATTGCCCGCTCACGTAGGTAACGGCATGAATCGAGGCCTGTTTGAAAATAATCAGGTAATCACCCAGCTTGCGTAACGCCATCACGGATGAGTTCTCACCCGGCACCAAGAAACTCCGCGCTTCATGCGTCAAATCTACTGTATTCCAATACTGAGTATTTCCCAACGCACTCCCCATGACCGATTGCGGCAAGTCCGAGCCACCGCCTAACCCACCGACAAGCAGATGGTTTTGGTAGTCCGTAATGTATCTCCCCACTGGAACATTGCCGGCGGTTAGAATTGACGGATCAAGCCCCGGAGGTTTTACCGCCGTCAACGGCACAAGGTTCCCGTCTGCCCCTTGAATCCACTGGATCGGGTCTGTGCCATTCGTAAAGTAAGCGTTATTCAGAAGTGACGCCATCTCCCAGCGATAGATTCTAGTCCCATGAAAATCCGCTGTGTTCAGCCTTGTCAGAGACTCCCCATCGTTTTTTACCTTGTAAAGCGACTGATTGGTTCCCACAATCATCATCGTGGAATCAGAGAAAAACGGAGCCATTTTGATAAAGGTCAATGCCCCGTCAATAGTTTGCACCAATGCGGTGACGCCACCCACCATCTCAATCCGCCCCTTGAACGAGCGCACATTGCTCGCCACCGCCCAACTTCCTTGCGGCAACTCCCATTCCGGTACGGTCGTGACAATCCCCTTAATCGGGCTACCCACACGCAGGGATGTAAACCGGGTTGCCATGTTATCAATTCAACTTGAGAAAGGTCATCGAACTGCCAGCTTTTAAGTAAAGATTGACAGCAGATTTTTTGGCTTGGCTCCACACGAGCGAAAAATCATTTGTCGCTGAATTTAGGTTGAACAGCGTCCCTTTGAAGTGAACAAAAGTATAAAACGCAGCTATAGAATCATCGACCATGATATTACAAGTTGTAGATAGTATATTTGTTCCGAAAGCGGCTTGCTGTGCATTCGTCCAATAAGAAGGATACCGTGCAAACCAATTCCATTGCGTGAGAATAAACGAATCAATAGATTCTTGAACATTAAATCTGAAATTTGTTCCTGAAAAAGCGATTTCAATAAACCCACTATTGACGGCATTGGTTTGTGAAAAATATAAATTCCCTTCCACCAAGTAAGTAGCGTTGCTTTCCATCGTAAAACTTAAATCCGGATCCACTGCGGCATAATTTGTGATGTTGGTAAAATTGCTCCTTACTGTATCGTTACTTTTCACCAAGCAGACAGGGGTTTTAACTCGGCTTGTAAATGCGGTGACGTTGGAGTTAATGATAGTCTGAACGTAAGTGGTGACTGAGTTCGTATCAAACGGAGGAACATTGGTTGAAATTAAAACGGTGTTACTGCCGCTGCCGCCTGAAAACAATTGAAAGTTCGTTCCGTCAAAGACTGTTTTATAGAATTGATCAGCCACAATCGCGCCAGTCGTCAACGCATTGGTTCCAATAATGATCGGAACCGCACCAATCGGGTAGCTGTTCCCGTTCAAAACCTGTAAAGTCGTCGCCCCGGAGTTGTTGTATGCCGCTTTGAAAGTGAACTCCATGCCTGCGTCGTAATTGGTGTAGGTAAAGGGAACACTTAATTGAACAGCATTGGCCACACCTGAATCCACCGCAAACAACCGAATCTCGCGCCCATCCAAGTAATGCCCCCGGTTCGACCAGTCAATAATCGCCGCCTTCAGAGTACGAATCTGCGCCGCACCATCGCTGTACGAATCGTTGTTGAATGGGCGAGAGGGATCAATGTTGACCAAACCCGGTGCCGTATAGTTTAGCTGACCATGCGCCAGCACCGCTGTCATAATCCAAATACTTCCAATGAGTCGTGCGATTTTCATTTTACTTTTCTCCATTCACGAAGCCACGGCGATGGGTTGCTTACCCGCTGGACGAGTGGAAAGCGGAGGCTAAGACACCCTTTCCAGACAACAACCCACCGCCGATAAACCTCGATTTTTTGTTTAACCCTTAGCGGAGTCCACGCCGGCGTGCAATGCGACCGCCAACTTGACGAGCGCATCCTTCTTGGCTTCAGGCGCGTACTTCCCGCCCTTCTTCTCAATGATCAATTTCAGAGTTTCTTCATCCAATTCTTCAAAAGCCATCGTCTTGGCTTTGGTGATTTCGCGCTTCTGAATGCTGGTGAGCCGGTCTTGCCGGTTCCAAATCCCACGAGTGCCAACTGTTTTCTGAACCTTGCAGTCCTTGAATTGTTGGCTGTCCTCGATGATTGTCGCGAGTTCTTCCGCCGTGCTATCACGGAACGTGCCATCGTCCTTTTTCTGCTTCACCATCGTTTGCAGAAACTTGTTTCCCGTGTCCAATGTTCCAAACACCAACCCGGTCAAGTCATCCTTTTGAGGGGTGAAGTTAAGCATCCCGTTATCCGTCGCGATGCCATAGCTGCCACTTGCTGCTTCATATACTTTTGCCATTGCTACTCTCTCCGCCTTTCTTTTTTTTGGTTGTGAGAAAGGGCGGCTCCGGTGAAGGAACCGCCCCAGTCTCAGTTGATTAGTTGCCCCATTCAGACCAGATGAACGCCGCTGTTACGTTGGTGTTGACACTTCGAGCCGAGATTGGCCCGTTATATCCTTCCCCAAGAAACAACTGCTCACCGGTTCCCGCCGGGATGGTAATATCTGCAACATCATTGGTCGTGTACTTTGAGCCTAACCTCAGCCCCAACTGACCGGGGCCGCTGTTATAGACGTTGACGGATATGCGGAACCCCGAACCAGCCGAGTAAGAACCAATGACTGCTGTGACATTGGTCGCGTCTAACGACGCAACCGCTGTCAAATTGGTTCCGTGACTGATTCCGACGATTCGCCCTTGAGCTTCGACTTTGGGAGCCAAGCAAAGAGCGACGATAACGCAGACGACCATTGCGACTGCGCTGATGATTTTGAATGCTTTCTTCATTTTTAGATTTCCTTATGTTTATGTTTTGGTTGCAGGGCTGGACGGGGTTTAGTCCAACCAGCCCTGTTCACCATGTTGTTTAGGCTTCTGTTCCGAGCGAGGAGGCTCCATGCAGTAACATGCAGGACTTCTCTTGGATTCGGAGGCCGAAGTCCGTATAGATGTCCCCGATGGTTCCGTCGGTCGTGAGTCCGTTTTCTGGAGTGAGTTTCCGCTCCAGCATCCATTGACGGGTCTTGGTCTGCTGATCGCGGGTCGTCACGATTTCCAGTGCCGCCGGGTCAATAGCCGCCATGACATCGGAGCAGTTGTTTGAGAGGTGATCCACAATCATCAGTTTCCACGTCTTCCCGCACATCCGGAAGGAGGTGATGTTGATGTTGAGAATGTTCTCATACACCGGCGTGATGTTGCCCTTATTGAACACGGCGCGATCAAACAACTCGCTACCGAGCCGGCTGACAAAGAGCCAAACGGTGCTGGAACGCATAAACCGGGTTCCCTGCGTCATCGCCGTCCGGAGCTTGTTGATCGTGAACTGATTACTGCCGAACCCGCTGACGTTCGTGGTAATCATGTTCATGACGCCGCCGGTCTTGTACAGGGTGTTCCCTTGCGGGCCGGTGGTCTGCGCTTTGGCGTTGAACCACAAACCACGGTCAATCCCGCGCTTGTGTTCGTACATCGCCTGTTCGCGGTTGTGATAACCGCGTGCGCCGCCGTAGAACTTCACGGTCTCAACCCATCGGCTTTGACCGTAGGTGTCCCAAGCGTTTTCGGCAAAGTTCGTGACTTGTGCCGGAACGCGCGAAACAACCGACGGACGCTGCGCCAATTCCTCGACCGCCGCCGAACCGAGATTCGGAATCGAACCCACGGTAAAGCCGGTGTTGTTGTCGAGGGTGACTTGACCGGTCGCGTAATTGACCGCCGTGACTAGGGCCACGGTCTGCCAATCCACGCGCAAGGTCAAACCGGGGCGAATGTACTTCACGTCATCCGCCGAAACGGTGATGTTCACACCGTCATTGGCTTGCGTCACCACGGTCACATAACCGGGGTCTTGGTCTTGAATGTTGATGCGGAACTCACGGTCGTCAACCGTCACGCGGTTGAGAGCCATAAGCAGCGTCAAGATTGTGGTTTCTTCGGGGCGGTACTTGAAAATCTCATTCGAGATGTCCAGTGGCCGCATCCCTGCTGGGGTTGTCGTCAGATATGCCTGACTGTTTACTGGTGCTGGCATTGTATTTTCCTCATGTCTTTCTGCTCAATCGTTCAGCGGGATTCGGGTGCTTACCTCAAATCGGGCCGGGTCGTGCGCCTGTGAGCGCGGAGATGCCGGCAAGGTCGGTAACACTTCCACCCTTGCTACCATTCCCCATGTCAACGTAAGTCGGTTCTGCGCCGCCGCCGGGGATTGCCCCGAATTGAAGTTTGCCGGTAATATCATTCCGACCTGCTTCAAACGACTTGACTTGAACCTCTTTCAGGATTTTACCGAACCGATTGACCTCGGCTAATGCTCGCAACACCTTGAGCCGGGATTCCCCACGGATTGCGCCCTGTAAGGGACGGCCATCCGGGGTGTGCGTCGGGCCAAGCAACGAGTTCCACGCCGAAACCGCCGGCTTGTAGTAGGTCTCATAATCCGGAGACTTCTTGAGTTCCGTAATAAACCCTTCCACGAGCCGCTGATTTTGAGCGGTTTCTTGCTGTTGTTGCTGCTGACGGTAAAACGCCTGCTGCTGTTCCTGTTGTTGACTGGCGAGCTTCCAAGCGGATAAGTCCGTATCCAGCTTTCGCCGCGCGGCAGGATAGCCTTCAATTTCTTGCAGCTTCTCATCGAAAGTCAGTTCGTCGCCCGGCTTCACCGTGTTGACGTACTGCTCCATCCATGCGCGTTCGAGTGCTTCTCTGGTATCTGCGACCTGAGCATTCACCGGAACCACCTTCAGGCCAACTTCGGCTAAGGTAGATTCAAGTTCGAGCTGTGGTACAGCACGGGCAAACTCGACCACTGCATTGGCAGTTGGTCGTATATTGCCGCTTTGCGGGTCTTTGATAAACCGCTTACTGATTTCGGAGACACCTTGCTTGTAGGCTTCAACCTCTTTTCGGAGCGTGCCGATCTCTTGCGACCGCCGCCCGATGAACGACTGAGCGTTTGTTAATTGTTGTTCCAGAGATGCCTTACCATCCGGGTTGATGACTTTTGCCATCTGCTCCGGAGTGGTGGGTAACTCTGCTTCTTGGGTTGCAGGAGTGGTCGGAGCGGGAGCCGTAGGCAAGGCCAACGCGCCAATCTCTTGCAGGTACTCTTCACCGGGGAGCTTGGCGGCTCCTGCGGCTGGGTCTGCTTGTCCATCCGGTGCGGTCTGACCGGCGGGTGCCGGAACCGTTCCGTCTGGCGATGCTGCCGGAGTAGCTTCGGGCGCAGGCTCAAGTTGCCCTTGTAGTGCGTAGTCACCTAAAACGGAAACCGCTTTAGCGGTGACGGACGGTTCTACAACCTGAGTGGGTGTACCGGTGGGCTGAGTTAGCGGCGACGGTGAAGCCGCCGGCTGAGTCGGAGCCGGTTGCGCGGGTGCTGCCACTGTCGGCATAGTTGCTGTATCTGCCATTTTCGATTTCTTTCTTCTCCGCCATTCTTTCTTGGTTTTGAAACAGACTCGCGAGTAAGGGCGAGCTACCTGCTTCGTGATTGCTCACTGCCAAATTGGTAGCGGGAGATGAAGTTGAATCATCAGTCTCCTGCGTATGAAGCAGGCGTGTTACCGGGTTACACCATCCCGCAGTCTTAAATTTTCAATGCAACGCCGCCGGACGGATTGCCGCCGGCTTCTCGCGCTGCTCACGTTGTTGCTCTTGTTGCTCCACGGTTCGCATCAGATTTTCCGCTTCATTCCCAGCGTGAATCAATTGGGCAACCTGTGCAAGTGCGTCCTGAACTCCTTGAACACGGCCTTTCAATTCAATCCCTTTCGGCCCGGAGAACTCCCCGACATCCATCCGCACTAAGCTCTCCTTATGCCCCCGCACCACTTCCGCTAAATGCTCCCGAAACACCTTCCACTGCGGTAACTGCACAAGCTCCAAAACCGAGTCCCGCAACGCAACTCGCTGGCGTAATACCTCGTCCGGAATCTCCGTCGCCACATCTCCTGACTTGCCGCGCATCAATCGCCCTGCCGCCGCTGTCAGTTGTGGTAAAAACCTCATTTAGTTTCCGCCGCTATCTCCGCCACCAAGCTGGCGGGCAATCATGTCTGACTCGCCGCCCCCGCTGCCGAACTTTGGCAAGCTCTTAGTGTTGACATTCAATCCGGACGGCTCCGCCGCCACCACCTTGAGCTTCGCTCCGCATTGCGGACAAGCGCAGCCACCTCTTAGATCGGCCTCCAATGGAGCAGGGGAGGGTGTTGGTTCGTCTTGCAATCTTGGATTTGGATTTAGATTAGGCATGTTTTTCCTTTGGGTTAAATTATAGAACCGCTGTGGCCACGCGCTTACGGACTTTGTTCGTTAAAGCTGGCCCTTTACTGATGATGCTTCGGGTGTTCACCTTGCCCGCGCTGCCTTGAAAGTTTCCCTTTGGGCCTTTGCAATGTTTACAATCTGCAACCCGCGTTTGTCCGAGGATATAGTTCGGGCCTTTGTATTCAGGTTTTCCCATTGTGCTATTCCACTACTGCAACTTCCGGGCCAAGCGACCAGCTACGGCATATTGACTACCGCCTTGTCATACGTCTCCCACGAAATCCCAAGCTGACGGCAAATCAATTTCTCAATCTTGGTGGCAAATTTATGCTGCCGACGGTAGGGGGCTTTCGGGTGATTACCGGGTTCGGCTGTGCTGGAGTGTTTACCCACTTCTCGATCCTGCTCAAATTTTATATCAAAGTCCGAAACTTCGGCATCTGTAATCCCTTCTCTCAGGCAAAGGTACGCCTCAATCAATTCGTGGACAGCAACCATGAACTCGTAATCCGCATTATTCATCTTGGAAACACGGACATCCAAGCGAATGCAATCTTTGCCATCTAAAAACGGAATCCAATCACCGACCGTCGGGTATCTGTGGTTCTTGTGATCAATCGGATAAACCAACAAGGAAGGCATCTGTTTTTGAGTTTTCATTAAAATTCAATCCCCAATTCTGCCGCCTTCTCAAAGGCGTCTTCGGCCTGCTTCACCGCCGCTTCTTGAATGTCCACATCATGTCCAGAAATCATTTTAGACACTTCCTTGATCGTCGCTTCGCACTCTTTCAGGCTCTCACCCGTTGCGATAACGTCACCGATCTCAATGCTTTCGTGAGGCTGGGGCGCAATCCACAATTCGTCATTCACCTTGACTGCGTTAGAAAACGCCACATATGGCCATGCTTCCTTCTCGACATCCACCTTGACCCAATGTTTCGCAGCGTAAGGACAATGTATCCGCGCCAGCACAGCATATTTTGCCGTCGGTTCAGGAACCACAAGCCGACCTTCCGCGCCGGCGTAGATGATTTCGGATAGATTCGACCAGAGCTTGCCGTAACACGGGCCGGGCGGGATCGGCATCCGCACTGTCATGTCAATCAAGTAGCCCTTGCGGTCATCCTCAGCCACGCGAAGCTCGTTCGAATAGAACGTCGCGCCGCCTAACTTCTTAAACGCCGGAGCCACCCCCGCGTTGCAATCTCGAACGGTTTCCCACAAATCAGGATAATCAAACACCCGCCCAACGTAGCCGCAGTCTTTAACCTCAATCCCAGCTAACACCCGCGACGGGTACTCCCCATTGATTACCCACGTGTCGCAACCAATCTCAACACCATCAATCTTTTCTTCCGCCAAAAACTTAAACTCTTCACGGAACGGCCCTAAACCATTCAGCAAATCAATCTTCAACGTCTCAAAATTGGCCGCCTTGAATGTTTCGCGGAGTCCGCGATAGCGAGACAGCTTGATAAAAGTCTCCGGATGCTTGGCGCAATACCTTTCCAGTGCTTCCATGCCAGTGATCTGTTCGGTTCCCGGTGTCGGCATTCCTCTATGACTTTGCAGGTTGCGAATCAACCAGCGGTCGAGTTCTAATTTCTCCGAATCTCCAGCCCCCCACACTCGCCGCCCTAGCCGCCGCTGTTCATTTGCCCAACTTCCAAAATAATTGTCCGGACAAATAATCAGTTCAGTGTCGTCTAGGTAGTCGTCAAGGTCTTCCACCCGCTCAATCTCGTTAAAGCCTGAGCCAATGGCCGCACCCTTAATGTCCGGGAAAGCCGTCGCCCACGGCGTCCAGTAGCGCACCTTGCCAAAATCTTGCGCCAGCCGTAACGCCAGCCAGAGGTTTAACCCGTGATCAACCAGAAGGCAGGATTTTTTGGAAAAATCCATCACCGCTCCGGTACCCCGCCGGGACTGCGTGGAATCTTGGTCGCCATCCCGCCAAGCCCTTTCAAGCTTTCCAGCGCGTGTTTCTTGTCGTTCTCGCTCGACTTGTGCGCGTTCTGTAAGCCGATTTGTTCCGGCTTGGAAGCTCCACCAACTCGCGACGGGATTAAGCCACCAGCCTTTTCAAGCTGCCGTTGTGCATCGGGCGGTAAATCTTTGTACTTCATGGAAGCAACCACCGCCGGCGGTGGGTGCGGTTGCGAATCCATCATCGCCTTTTTCTTCGCAAATTCCTCGTCTGTGAGTAAGAACCGCTCGGCGGAGTCCAAGCCCAAGCCTTCCACAATCTCGCGCCAGAGTTCTTGCTGCTTAATCCTCGGCGCAACCTCCGGCATCGCCTGAGCCATCTGCCCAGCCTGCGCCAGTAATGACGCGCGAGTCTTAGTGTCCACCGTCCGGTTGACACCCAACACCTCCACATGCCACCGCCCTTGAATGTCTTCCGGAGTAACCTCCACCCAATCCTTGAAGCCACGAGCCATTAAAACCTTGTTTTGTCCGATAATCTTGAGCTTTTGGGGGACAGTCATCACCTGCTGGATGTCAGCGCAAATCATGTTCAGCCCGTCTTCGATCCCCTGCTCGGCCATCAAAGCGGTAAAACTCTTCGCCTGATTCGAGGCCGAGAGAAGCTGTTGAATCCCGCCTAACGTCTCCGTTCCTTTGCCTAATCCAGAGTCACCAGCAATTCCCCGCGAATAGTCCGGCGTCGCTCCCACCTTCGCAATGCTCAATCGCGCCCGTTCCATTGATTGCCAAACATCAGGCGGAACATTCGGTGCTTTCCAGTCTAGTATGCCTGCCACGCGCCCCACACGAATGCGCTTGCCCGGCTCACGAGTCAAATCCGCCAAATCCTCCACACCAGCATCATGCTCAACCAAAGTCATCGGATTACGCTGCTGCTCCATCATATCGGCGGATAGGTTCGTCAGGACGTTGAGCTTGCCCTGCAAATCTTCCAATTGCTCCGGAATCCCTCGCGCCTGCCAAACCTGTGGTGAACGCGGCTTAAACTTAATCTCCGAATACGGTTTCAGCCCGTGGTAATGTGGGTTCGCCATCTCTTTGAGTAGAAACTTGCGATCCCCAATAATCATAATCTTATCGCAGCCGTAACCCAGTGGGCCGGATTCGCTATAAATCAACAATTCGGCATACTTCACCGCATTCTGCCCGTACACCTCATTTCCACCACCGCGTACATCATAACCAACCGCCGCCAACCGCTCGTAAAGGTCAAAATGTCTTTCCGACCACTCGCCTAAGGCGTAACCTTCCGTCCGATCCAGCGCGAAAAAGCCTTCCATCTCTTCGGTGTGTTGGTAGCCGGCAATCTTTCCCAACGCCTGAACTTCCCGCAGCGGAAGGATTAACCGCTCGATGAAGTACGGCATCTCCTGAATGGTCGCACCGGTCGCCGCCGGGTAGCAATCAAAGCGCGAAATCACCCGCGACTTCGGCCATGCTTCAAAACTTTGAATCGTCTCGCGCTTCAACCCAATCTTGATACCGTATTCGGAACCGGCAATGATTGGAACATTGCGAGTCGTCCGTACCATCTTCGGTTGGACAATGTGCCGCTCTACGCCATTGCCAAAAAAGGTCGCCTCTTGCGCCTGATAGAACTTCGCCATCTTGTACTTGACGTGTTCGTTCAAGACGTAACCCATCACCAACTGCATCATCTCGCGCTCGACTTGGCCTTGATCATCCTTCGCCTTGACGTTATGCACCACGTCTTTAGCGAAAATCGGAGCCATAATTGTCTCAATGTTTTCCCATGCGACATTGGAAGTCTCTGGCTCAAAGAACCTCGACCAAAACGGCCAATCCCCCGGCAGAATGCTATTCACCTGCATCCAGTGGCCGAGCGCAGCCTCCTTAAACGACCGATCAAACCGCTCCGAGACTGCCATCCGCTCCAAAACGTATTTCACCCGCGCATCTTCTTGAACCCGATTATTGCGCGGAGCCGTTAAAACAGTCGCGCTCAACGTGGAAAATGAAGCCTCCGGACCGTCGCCGGGGGCTGTAACAGGGGCAGCATTGAGTGTGGTGGTAGGCATGTTTTATCTCAAAGATTCGGCTTGAGCTTGTGGCGGTGGATTAACCAACAGAGCCATGCGCTCAATCGTGAGGGGTGTCCAAGACAACCGATTTTGCACTGCTCAAAAAACGTAAAATACGTCCAACGATAGCCATGTGTAAATTCCACCAACTTAGCCTGACGCTTCAACCCTCCCACTGTAATCCGCCTCGGCAAGGGCAACGCCACCGCCAGAATTAGCAGACCAAACAGCTTCACAGCGACCTCGCGATAGATTCTTGCTGGTTTAATACTCCGCCACTCCCGCCACCAGAGACGCGCGGACGCTTATTCGTCGGAACAACCGAAGAAGGGCGGGGGAACTTCCGCTTGCGATTCGGGATTTTAGTGCGGTATTTGACTGTCGGTTTACTCATCTATGTATCAACTACTGCAACTTCCGGGCCAAGCGCGACAAGGGTTTTCCTTGCTGGGATATATCCTAAAAACAAGCTAGCTCTTTTGAGCTAGCTTCCTACGGGATAACTTAGGCGGAAGAGGAAACCCTTACGCGCCTATATTGATTTACCGAGATTCCACCGGCGTTGCGGAGTGTAAGACTGTTGCGGACGTTTTGCGCTGCTTCCCCACGAAGTCGGATTCAGGTTCGGATCGCCCACAATCGGCTTTGCCGCTTGCGCCATAGCGTTGCGATTGGCTTGGCTGCTGGGCATTACTGTGCCGCCAACAACTCTCGCCCCGACTCCGCCACTGGCAGCACGCTTATCTAGTCCAATCACATTCCAAGTCATGTATGACCAGCAATCTACAACGTGGTCAAACTCGCCATCTTTGACGGGCAAGCCATCCTCGCCACGATGATAACCCCCGCGTAACGCCGCCAATAACTTCGGGCAACCCGTTGGATCAACCTCTAGGCTCCCAGACGATATTATGGATTGAGAAACATCCAGACGAGTATCTACCGCCGCCACGCTCGTTTTAACGATAATACCATACGCCGCGCAAACCTGAATGGAACTTTCACCGGTCTTGTCAGAACGCTGGTGGCCGGCGGGATCACCGTAGTATTCGACGATGGCTCGCGGAAAGACACGCGCCACATACGGCAGTAGGTAATCTTCGAGAAAATGCCCGATTGTGACGTTGTTGGCGATCGTTTCCTTTAAAACGTGCATTCGCAGTTGTACCGGCTTGCCGGATTCACCCGCCAGAGGCTCAATCTGGCTGAAGGTTGCCGCTGTCTCAGTAAAACCGAAATCCAAACCGACAAAGACTTTCAACGACGGATCGTAAAGCTGTGGAATCGCTGAAATCTTCTCCGTGTCGCAAAAAACCGGCAAACCCGCCGGTACGGCAAAATCTACTTCCATTTCTCGGTTCCACTTTCTCGTGCTGTAAGAAGGCCGCACCGCATCGAACCAAGCTCGACCCTCCGCACCGGCCGGGTCTTTCTCCGTATCTGCACTGTAATGGATTCGCAAATGCCTAAACGCATTGTAATCCCACGCCTGCAAGCCCTTTGCGAGGATTTGCATTGGTGGATTTTCCTGACCCACTGGAGCCGCCGCCGAATCATCTAAGGCTCCATACCCAAGCCGCCAAAAGAAATTACGCCCATTGGCGCTCGAAACAATGTTAAACCGTCCGCCGGCACCGACGCAGGGTAGGGCGGCAGCATAGATTTCATCCTGCCCAGACTGAAACGCCGCCTCATCCCAATTGATTCCAGAGTAAGTAAAGCTTCGCAACTGGTTCGCTGCATCCGCCGCGCGACCACGTTCCGCCGCTATTGCCTCAATTCGACTGGTCGGAATCGCGCTCTCCGCATCATGAAACACCCGCAACTCGCCCTCCACAAATTCCACAACCGGCTTTTCCCATTCCGAGGGTATCTCTTGGTAAATGTACTGCAACCGGCTTTGCAGGTGATCACTAGCGTCCGCAAAAGTCTTGCATATCCACGCCACCCTCTGACCGCGATTCTTCAAAACCCAATGCAACCATAACGCCGCCAACAGCCATGTGATCAAGATTTGCCGGCTTTTCTCAATCCTCAGCCTCCGATTGCGCTCCCACTCTCGTACTGTCATCTGCAGGTAAGCCTTGTCAGGGAAACGCCGGCGCGGATCAAGACCAGTTGTTTTCGCCAGCTCATCGAATGTGTAGCAGCAATCGCGCACGAACTCCCACGGATCATCGGGTATCGGCTTCCGAATCGCCGGCTTAATCTTTGTCGCCGCCAAAAAAGTATCAGCGATGACTTTGTTGACCGTAAGTTTCGATGTCTTGAGCGAGAGCGGCATGATGTTCCTCCGGCACGTACTTCATTAAGATTGGCGCAATCTGCTGAACCACTAAGATTACAACTTGATTGGCATCTTCCCCCTCTCTCAAATACTTGCCCAACTTCAAACATAGTTCCGTAGCTCGAATTTGGACGGCATTATCCGGGACACTGAGCGCATCCTTGCCGGCGACAGTCTGACAGTCTAGCAATTCAGAAAGCTTTCGCCCAAGCCTAATCTCCGAGATTTTACCCTTCTGCAATAGCCTCGCATTATCAGGGTTCCGCGCAATCGTCCTAAAGGTTCGACAGCCTTGCTTCTCAGCCACGGACTTGGAAGCCCCTGCCATCAACAAAGCCTTACGCTTGGAACCAGTCTTAGCGTACCCAATCGCAGCCTTATGGTGCATAATTTCAACGGCCTGTGAGACGCCTTGCATTTCTACATCATCCGACAGGTTTTGCTTAAAAGCGTGTTTGGCGCATGTTTTTGCATAAATCAGCCCTCTAAAAGCCCCGTATAGCCATTCTGAGAAAGATTAACGCTAGTTGGTAAGCAGTTTTTAGAACAATGAAAAAACATTCTGTACTTCTGCCGAAAGGCGCGGTCACACGTCGCTGGTTAAACCAGAACCACCCACATGCCGAACCGCTATCTAATGGATTCATCTCGTGGATTCATAGTCCTCCTCCCTCAAAACGTCAAACACTTTCTGTACTGAGGTTTTGGATAATACTTGAAAATAAATCTTGCGTAGTCTTAGGTAAGGGTGTAGATTCTCACATATCAGGACAGCAGTATGACCAGCACTAACCAAAACTCTAAAGCAACTCGTATCGGTGGCATGACCTTCCGCAAGGCTGGTTCACGTCCTGATACAACGGTGTCGCCGGTGCGGGTTGCGAATCTCAAGGAAGGTAAAGTTATGAATACCAACAATGTCCGTCAACGAGCGGTGACCAAAGCAATCGTTAGTTACATCAACCGTGGTTATGTTTGCCCAGTTTCGATTATTGAATCAGTCAAAATCGCTCATGATGCCAGTAGCGTTAAAGCCGCCCTAAAAAACCTCTACCGCCTTTTTCCTCAAATGCGCCCGGAGGCCAAGTAATCATGCCCCTCAACCCAACACTCCAAGCCAAGCACCTACGCCAGTTACGCACCTGCTTAGAGCGTGCGCAACGCGACATTCAACGGACGTTGCGCGAGTATAACTGCCCATCGTATGCCGACGATAAATTGACCGCAGTTTGTGACACCATCTTGGCTACCTTAGAGGCGACAAAGTGAACCACTGTAAGGCCATGTTCGTCGGGCTGGCTACGTTGCTGGTGATGCTTGGCACGTCTGCAATGGCCGATGATATTAAGCTCCTGAAGGCGTTCCGGGTTGTCGAATCGTCTAACAACTACCAAGCCATCGGTGATAATGGTAAATCATGGGGTGCGTACCAGTTTCACGCCGCAAGATGGCATGAGGTTAGCAAGGCAAGCTACCGCCACGCCACGAATGCCGAGCAAGACGAAGCAATGGTCAAGGAAATCAGCATCGGTCTTAGAATCGCCCACCAGCGCGGGATTGACCCGGTGAGCGCGGTGGCGAGCTTGCACCACGCCGGTCACGTGACGCTTGACGACGTGGTTTATATCGCGAAAATTAAAAAAGCGTTAGGAGAAAAAATATGAGTACCTACGAAAAAGGCCGCTGCGAAATATGTGGGTGTGCAACCACGATTGAGTCAGGTTGTGCGCCGATTTGCGGGTCGTCTCTTTGCGAGTCAGAATGGGACATCCGTCAGGCCGAAATTGAGAGCGGCGAGGAACCGCTTGACCCGCCGGAAAAGAAATTATTGACGCAAGACGAATTATTAGCTAAGCTCCCAAAAGAGTAAGTCTTGTGAATAAAAAATCTCAAACTTTAGGCGGCGGGTTAAGAATGTCGTACCGTACACGCGAGCTGAATTGCACCGAGTTACTTGGTGGTTTTGTGAGCGACTTGATAAACTTACCGCCGTCTAATCAACTTCGCCCCGCCAAGATTCACAGCGAAACATACCTAATACCTCCCACCCTATTATGGCGGGTGCTTTCAAAAACCAACCAACACGAAAGGCAGCATGAATAAATCCGATCAGCTAGACTTGCTCGCTACCGCATTAGCAGTAGCACAAGGTCAAATCAAAAACGCTAGTAAAGACTCCAAAAACCCCTTCTTTAAGTCAGCCTACTCTACGCTAACGAGTGTGCGCGATGCAATCAATGATGTGTTTACGCAGAACGGCCTAGCAATTACGCAGTTGCTTGGTAACGATGACCACGGCGTTACCGTTGAAACTGTCTTGCTCCACAAGTCAGGTCAATGGCTGTCCGGCGTGGTGAGCGTGCGGCCAGTCAAAGACGACCCGCAAGCACTTGGAAGCGCGGTGACGTATGCGCGACGGTATTCACTGTCTGCGATTGCTGGCATTGCCAGTGAGATTGACGATGATGGGGAGGCGGCGATGGCGCGGGATGCACAGAAGCCGCGAGACACAAAGACGGCCACACCGAAGTCAACGCCGCCCCCTGTCGCGTTAGCCAAGCCGGTTGAGCAACCTAAAGCCGCGCCAACAAAAGCGACACCACCACCGGCAGCGACAGACACTAAAGAACTCTTGCCCGGCGTTAAATCCATCATCGGCACGTTTAACAAGGTTTTTACAAAAGAAGGAACGTCAAGCCGTGGCGCGTGGGTTAAGGCTAGCGTTAGACTTGGTGATGTATGGTACTCGACATTCGACGAGCGTCTGCGCGGCAAGCTTGACGAGTTGAAAGATTTGCCAACGGAGATTCGCTACATGACCGACAGCAAAGGCTTCCACTCGGTTGTGGAATTGTTGCCAGCCGAAGCCGCGCCGACACCAGAACCGCAAGACGATGATATTCCTTTTTGAGGTATATGAGCGACATTAAAGAAATCATGGAAATACAGCAACGCATGGAGGCTGCGCGGCTGTATCTCCGAGACAACGCCGACAAGGTCGGAAAAGAATACGATTCAGATCGGCGAAAACAATTACTAGCTCGCCAAGCCAAGCCGTTTGTCTCCAACGGTGACGCGAATGCCGTTGCCGAGACAAAGGCGCGGTCTGGTGATACCTACGCAATCGAGCTAGATAAATTAGCCGACCAATATGCATCGGCAGTGTCCACGATTAAAAAATATGATTCGGCTGAGATTAGTTTTAAGGCGGCGCAATCGTTATTAAGTTACTCGAAAGGGCAGATGCAATTATGAGTCAAGTTACGTCCGCAAAAACAGAAGTCGCCAGCGATGCGGGACACTGGTATCGCAAAGACGGCACACCATGTTACGAAGTCCCGGCTAAAGCTGCTGGCAAGTTCAAGGCGACAACCCTTCGTGAAGCCCGGATAATGGGGTTAGTTCCATCGGTTACGACTGTTACTAAAATCAAATCAGCGCCGGGCTTGGCAAACTGGAAAGAAGATCAAGTTTTGGAGTCGGCAGCGACAATGCCGCACACCGATAAAGACGGCAAGCTCCTAACAGATGTTGAATGGAAAAAAGCCGTGAAAGTTGAGGCAAAACTAAAAGCCCAAGCTGCCGCCGAGCGTGGAACTAGGTTACACACGGCGATTGAGCGTCACATTCAAGGTAAGACTGTCGAGCCGGAGTTTTTCGCGCACGTCAATAAAGTCGAAATTGAACTAGAGAAAATTGGGATTGATGTTAAGTGCGGCAACGTGGAAAAATCATTCGCACATCCGCTGGGTTATGGCGGCAAGGTTGACTTGCATGGCGACGGATGGATTATTGATTTCAAATCCAAACAAGTGATTGAGGACGGCAAAAAGCTGGCGTGGTCTGATCATGAAATGCAACTGGCCGCTTATTCGCAAGGGCTGAATTTAACCGCGCCACGGTATATCAATGTGTTTGTTGGAGTTGACGATTGCAAGGTTGCGATTGTTGAACACGGCTTATTAGCGATTGAGCATGGCTGGAAAATGTTTCAAGCCTGTTTAACCCTTTGGATTCTAGAGAATGACTACGATCCACGCAAGGCTGATATGAGCATCAACGACAAGCTGGACGCCGCCGGCCTATGACCATTCCTCTCGATAAACCATTCTCGACGTATGGCATAACCGGGATTGGCAAGCCTACCCAGCCGCCGAGCAAGCTACCACGCCGGTTGCCATGTCCTAAATGTGGCGGCACAATGGATGTCTGGAATAAGCAGACCAAGCAAGTTGAGGAATGTGACCAATGTTGCGATTATGCTGGCAACCCAAAGGGTTATATCGAGAATCTTGATGGTGATGCTACGCCAGAAGTTGGTCAACATGATTGAGATAGAGCCGAAGTATTGCGAAACAGCCAAGCAGCGCATGATTCGTGAAATATCGCAACCCTGCTTGCCCACTATGGAGCCGGAACGACAAGTTAAACAGAGTAATTTACTATGACTGATTTCAAGATGAGCGATGCCGAGCGCATCCGTAACCGTAAATACCAAGCTGACTTCAAGAAACGTCATGTGCTATTCCACGAAGCGATGCGGCAAGCGTTGCAAGCCGTCGCTGCGTTACCGGGGTTACTAGAGGCTTACGGTAACACGCGCAAGGCTAACGTGATTAGGAAGGCGATAAAATTGATTGAGGATGAGGAATAATTCTTGACGTGGTTTGTATTGTGTGAGAATATAAAAACGTGAAAAGCATTTACGACAATGAAAAAAAGCAAAACTTTACGCACTCTTAGTTTGTGCCGAAAGGCAACGGTTTCTCGTAAATCCCGTTCACAACAGGCTAGGAGTGTGTTTTTTACCGGTGAACTTTATTACCAAAGCTGGTTAGAATGAAGGTGTATCAAATCCGAGAATGGAACAAGTATTACGAAAACAATCGCACACGCGATCTTAAAAACATGGCGTGGATTCCAGTCCCTAACGCTCACGATGGCGATGGTTATACAACGCTTGTAAGCCGCGAAAATGGCGCGGCAATGTTGGGCGCATGGTTAGCAATTCTACAAGTCGCATCTAAGTGCGACCCTCGCGGCACCCTACTGCGGCGCGGTAAAATACCGCATGATGCTGAATCATTGTCACGGATTACAAGATTGCCGTCAGGCATACTTTCGGAAGCACTAACCATCTGTTCTGTTGAGATACAATGGCTTGAATATGTAGAGGTTACAGAAATCCCGCAGGAAGGTGCGGGATTCCCGCAGGAAGGTGCGCCTAAACCGCAGGGTACTGACGAAGAAGGGAAGGGAAGAGAAGGAACGGAAAAGAAGGGAATGGACGGTGGCGAAATACCCACTTTAACCATGTGCCAAGAGTATGCCAGCAATCCGGCTTGTGGCTTTCCATCGGAACTTGTCGAGGAATGGTTTAATAAATCCAGTGATCGAGGTTGGGGGCAAGACTGGAGAGCTAGGATGCGCGGCGCGGTCGCAACATATCGCGGAATCCAAAACGAGAGGAATCAGAAAAATGGACGACAAAGCAAATACAGTGGTGCAACAAGTAATCAGCCGTCACCCAGCGACGGTCAATATGACGGATTTGAAGGTGAGGTCATTTCCACCGTGCCGAAAGTGTAAATGCACCGATAACGATACTGCTGGCGAGTTTCAGCTTTGCACTTATTGCTGGAATGGATTGTTGCAAGAATACAAAACTTTTCCAAAATTTTACCGTGAGAGAGTCAAAGCTGGAGAGGGGCAAGCCGTAGAAATGGAAAGCCGCCCATTTATCACGTTGCTAGGGAAAGCTGGAGTCGGCAAGAGCATCACGGCTGTCAAGTTGGCGCGGCGTCTATGTTTTGAGAATGTTTTAACTCCAGCTTTTAAGAATTGCGCTGAGTTGATGATGGAAATTCGCGCCACGTTCCGTGATAAGTGCGACCGTACTGAGGAATACATTATTCAAGAAATATCTCGCGTACCGCTTTTAGTTCTTGACGATCTCGCGGCTGAGAAAGTCAGTGATTACAGTGTGTCAACTCTCTACATCATTCTCAACCGGCGCGGCGAACAAGATAAGCCAACGATTATTACCAGTAATTTAAGCATTAAAGAAATCGCCGAGACAATGGGTGACAGAATCGCTAACCGCCTTGTTCGGTATGGGAAAGTGGTAACACTAAAATGAAAACCAATCCCGACATAGTGATAGCCTACTGGCGAGCCGCCGGGATACCGGAGCCGATAACCGAGTACAAGTTTGCAATCATGCTAGGCCGTAAGTGGCGCATGGATTACGCATGGCCGGAACGTAAGCTCGCGCTCGAAGTGCAAGGTGGAATTTTCATTCAAGGTCGGCACAGTCGCGGCGCGGCGTTGCTAAAGGAATGGGAAAAACTTAACACTGCCGCCGGGATAGGCTGGCGATTTCTGTACTGTCAGCCCAGCGATCTACTTAAACAGCCGCTAGTTGACCAAATCAAGAAAGCACTTCACTAATGAAACAAACCCCACTTCGCAAGCGCAGCCCACGCAAGGCTGAGACTGACCGGCTAGATGCTGCCGATAAGAAGCTACTAATGGGCATGGTGTTCCCTAAGTGCGCGATTTGCGGAGGCATCCATGACTTGCATTTGCATCATATTTTCGGCAAGAAAGCGTTTCCACACTTACGGCACTACCGACCAAACCATATGCTACTTTGCCCCCGTCACCATTTTCTCATTCACGACAAGCCGGCAGTCGGCAAGCTGCTAAGCATCGGCGTTATCCGCTTTGAGGCTTGGCAGGAATTAGAACGGCTGGCTAACCAACGTAAATCAGACAGGAGCTTGGCGTTCCTTCTTTTGTAAAAACCTTGTCAAACGTGCCGTCGAGTGCAAATTGGGTGTTGACAAACCTAGCGATAGGTATAGAGTGTGGGCATGAGAAGAACCAATAAAAAAAGCGTGCGAGCCAGCCTCATCAAACTCCGTGGACTCTGCCACGAGCATAATATCAACGTGGACGATATGCCCATGCCACGCGACGTGCGGACGTGCAGTGACCTCGGCGACCAAATCGGCCTCGTGATGGAGCGACTCCAAAAAGCCGGAGTGATGGACGGTAATGTGGTGGTGAAATGAACCGTGCCGCCCAAGCCCTCGGACGAATCAAGACCGCAAAGAAAGCCGCCGCCAGCCGGGAGAACGGCAAGCTCGGCGGACGACCGAAGGAACAGAAACGCAAAGTGGCGAACGACAAGCTATGCGGCGGCGCTGCGCCGTCCGAATCAGCGTCTGGTTCGCTGTCGGAGTAACGAATGCAAGAAACGCTCGACATAGGCTTCGCCCACGACCGCACGACCGGGAAAGAGGACTGGCTGACACCGCCGGAAATCATCCGTGCCTGTGGCGACTTCGACCTCGATCCGTGTGCGCCCATCAAACGACCGTGGGACATGGCGAAGAAACACTATACACTCGCGGATAACGGCCTGCTCAAACCGTGGGAAGGGCGCGTCTGGATGAATCCCCCCTACGGCAACGAAACTGCGCGATGGATGGAACGCCTCGCCAAACACGGCAACGGAATCGCGCTCATCTTCGTGCGAACTGAAACAGCGACCTACTTCCCGTGGGTGTGGGAATATGCGACCGCAATCCTTTTCCTGCGCGGTCGCCTGAGCTTCTACACGCTCGAAGGCAAGCGCGGCGGCCCGGCAGGTGCGCCAAGCTGCCTGATAGCCTACGGACAAAACAATGTGACCGCGCTGGAGAAATGCGGCCTGAGAGGAAAGCTGGTGAGACTATGAAGAAACTCAACCTGCTGGCGCACCTGACGCCAGCCGAAAACAAAACGTGGACAACTGCCTTTGAGTATCACGTCAACAACGGGAAAACAGACCGGCAAGCTGATGCGCTGGCGTGGAAAGAAACCGCCCGCGAACATCCGAGACTCAAAAAATATGTGGGGGCAAAAACATGATCAAAGCAATCTACCGCGCCCGTGAAGATGGTGGCTATGACTTCGTGGCAGCATTCGAGACAGAGGAAACGCCACAAGAACCAAGCAACTGGCCGAATGAAATAACCGAATGGCTACGCAGTGAGGGCGAAGATGTGCTCGTCGTTGAAAATATCTCGCTGCACAATCTGACGGATGTGTGGAGCAAGGCGACAACTCCACCGCAACCCACCCGCCAATATCGCGCCGACGATGAAGATGAGGACTGGCAAAAGGAACTGGCCGCGCAACTGAATCGGCTGATGACTCTCGCCAACAAGCTGCAACAGCGCGGGGAAACAGAGGCGATGCAAGACGTGGACGCCGCAATCTCTCGAATCGCGGAGTTTGAGGGCATCCAGCTTGCTCGCACGAATGAGACAGCGAACGTCCAAGCTGAGCCGCCCGCGCCGAAAGGAAGCGCCAATGTATAACCCGGCAGCAAGAATATCACATCTATAACTTCGCGGCGATAGACGCCATCAGAGGCAAGTGAGTGGATGCAAAGTAAAGAAAAGGAAAATGAAAATGGCAAAACCTATCAAAGAAACTCCAATCCTCCACGGCAAAGAAGCTGAACGGTTCGCTTCTCGTGTCGAAAATAACGAGCGACGAGACCATTCAAAATCGTTTGCTCGTGCGAAGGGCGTTTATGACCGGGTGCAAAGTAAAGAAAAGGAAAATGAAAACTATGACAGCACCCCAAACTCCACCCGCCCACCCGTTAGGTGAAGCGCATGGTTCGGACTCGAAGAAAGGACAATCATGAATGGATACAGAACGCTCGAAAAGGGCGAGATAATCGAAGCGGGCGACGAATACGACGCCTGCTCAAATGCGTGGAAAGACGATGCCAACTGGAAGCCAGCACCGGCGCACATGGTAGGCAAGCCAGCCAGCGACCCGAAGTATCCAGCGCACACAATCTACCGGCGGCGACTGCATCCGGCGGATGACCCGAACCACTGCCACCCGCACGACTGCGGCTACACCGTGACCGGGCACATCCACAACTGCAACTGCGAATGGCGAGAGCATGATAATACCGGCATGAGGTATCCAGAACGGAGCGACACAACTGGCGGTGAAACTGATAGTCCGAACGGGAAGCTGAGGCACAGCCCCAGCGAAAGGAAAGCATGAATGACACTCAAGGCGTGAACGATGGAACAACTACTCCGCCCCGAAGTGACGTACCGGTAGGCTAAGTCTTTGGACTGCCTGTAACTTGTGTTGCGCGTCCAGTAAATCGCCCAGTGCCTCTGTGACTAGCTCGCGCCGCTCACTGTCTAGCTCGCGAACATCGTGGGCCGAGACCACCACGCTCTTAGTCGTGTCAAGGGCTTTAAGGCTATGTCTGATGTAATCAGCAAAGACTTGGTTCGCAGATGGTGGGGTATGTTTCAAATGCGGAAATTGAGTGATAAGTGTTTTAGATAAATCGAGTTCAAACTCCGGCCAAGTTTTTTAGCTAAGACTCTCGCCGGAACCTTACCGTAAAACATCCGCAAAACTTTTGTTTCTTCGTCAGTCCAACCGCGATTGCGCGGCGCGTAAGATTCTGCCAACTGTTGCAAATCGGAAAAGTCAATCGTCAAACATCTAGCGTTAGGTGATTTTTTGTTTTTACTTTGAGAAGAACCGGTCGCCATTTATAGTCTCCTTTATTGGTTTCAAACACCACAAACCCGAAATCTACCGTTCCCGAACATTGCCGAGTACCGTACTTACTACCAAGCCCTTGCAAGGCCGGTGTTGTCATCGCTAACCAATCCGCGCCACCGGCATAATCGTAGTAATGGACATGGCTATTGCCGAGTATCGCCGCCTTGCCGTTGCGCCTCGTAACTATTGTTCCATTCGGAACTGAAACACACCATGTCGCACCATTGTAAGGGACTGTCTTAAAGTTCGCGCCTTTTGCCGTGATGATTTGCTTGGGGGTAAACCCTACGACATAATTAACTTTCCCCCACTTTGTCCGCCGTGACACTTGTGCTTTATATCCGTTGGTGATTAACAAAATTTGCAACCGGTCGGCAAGGTCGGAGTTGCTTGTAAAAATCTTTCCAGATCTTCCGAGTTTTTCCATGTGGCCATCGCCGCGAACGTACTCAGCAAGGAAAACCTCAAATTGGCGACGATTCATCCACATCAACCAGTCGGGGATGTTCTTCTTTCCGCCCAACAGGGCAATTATGTTTTTACTGTCCGGTTGACGAATATAGAAAACAATCCCATCTTCCTTTGTTTCGTAAACCCGTCCATTTAACTCGTGAATCTTCTGCCCTTTTTGTTTTCTGAAATGCTTAGTATAAGACACGCCAGCTTCCTTGAGAACCGCCTCGATTTCATTTGAGCGACTTATCCTCTGGAAAAGGCGAACATTGTTCTTTTCTTTATACCCCTTTGAGCGATTCCCGGCGTCCATGTTACCCTCAGCGATGGTCCATGCCAAAAGCTTCAATACGCCATCAGGAATAACCACTCCGGGGTTTTGTAGGAAACCAGAAACGGGCAGCCTGAAGATATTCATTTTCGCCAATTCATCTGCCGGCCTCTTTAGGAAATTACGAGAGACGGAAGAATGATAGACAATGGTGTGGTCATGCGTTACGAGCGCGTCATATCCCTTCGCTTTCATCTGAATCATGGTTTTATCTGTGTTTTGGGATGTAACCTTCTCCACGGCCTGCCATTCGAGATTCCCCGATCTGAGATTAAGAGTACATACTGAATCGCCAACAGAAATCATCCCACGCCTCTTCCATCCAGCCGGTGTGAGTATTTCCGTATCTTCCGAAAGGCACCGCACTAACACATCCGCCTTTTTCGTCGCACTATGTTCTGTCCATAATTGCGCCCAAAGGTGTTCGCGGGCGATTGCGGTATGCCTGCCGTGCGGAATTTGGCTTGAGCCGACCTTGTGTTTTACATCGAAAGTCACGCCGTCCACTCGCAAGTATTGGTGGCCGGAAATGTCTGCATCGAGTAGGTGCGCGATATTCCCTTCAAAATCTTCGCCGGTGCCGGTATGGTAGGGAGTTCCATAAGTCATCACGACTTTAGTGCCTGCTGAGACTGCCTTTCGGATTGCGAATACGGCCATTTCACATTGCTCGTTGCGGTCGCTGGTAATACATTCAGTCCCACCCGACTTCTCGCCCTTACCGTCAATGCAATCGCCATTCACAATCACCACGTCGAACTTTCCATGACGCCGCAAGGAATCGGTGTAGAAATCCCAATAAGCTCGCTGGTATTGCGCGATTCGTTTAAGCCGTTGATCCGCTAGGCTTGTGTTCAACTGCCAGCCCGGCGGGGTTAAGCCGACAAGGTGCCCGCAATGTAAGTCGGAGAGGATTAGAACTTTTTTCATCAATTTCCTTCCCAATGTCTTTCCACTGCCGCCCGGTTGTAAGGGCGGTCTTGACCGGCGGCGTGCCACTTTATTCGGCAGGTATTGCACCGCCAGTAGGCGACGGATTCCTTAACACCCTCAACGGCGCAGCCGGTGGCGATTCTAGCGCATTTCGGGCAGAGTTCGCGGCGTTGTGCCTTGAACGCCTTACCACTTAGAAATTCGTCTAGGAATGACGGTGTATCATTCATAATTCCGTCGGGTCTGAAACCACGGCCTTCAGGCCGTCCGACCCGGTTGTTGTTTCCGCACTTGACAAACTCAATACGTTATGCGAAATTGAAACGTATTGAAAGCGACTCGAACAATCAAGATTAAGGTCGGGGAGTCCAAGCATTTGGATGCTCTCGCCGTCCGGTATCTGGCTGCTGCTTGCTGGACTTCTAAGCGCGTGTTCAAATCGAAGGAACTCAACTCGAATCGACTGTCCCGCGCCTTCTATGCCTCCGTCCGCAAGAAGTTCAAGCTCCCATCGCAGTTGACTTGCTCTCTGTTCCGGCACGTCACCGGCAGCTACAAGACCTTGAAGGCGCTCGGCAAATGGGATTTGGCGGTATTCAAACGCGCCACCATGCCACTGACTCACAAGCGCGACTTTGCTCGCAACAAGAAAGGCGTCACAATTCTCGGTGAGACTTTCACCTTGCAGCACCCATCCATCCCGGAAACCGGCTGGAAAGATTCCAAACTGAAACGAGTCGGCAAGGTCTGGTATCTGTGCCTCGCGCACGAAATCGAAATTCCCGAACTCAAGACCGAAGGTTGCATCGTTGGTTGCGACTTCGGCATCAAGCGGATGATGGTCGCCACCAACTCGGCCAACTCCAAAACATTTTTCTTCCACGGCGGGCACTTGGAACAAGTGCGCCGCTCTATTCGTCAACACCGTAGCGCAGTTCAAGCTGTTGGCACTCGCTCCGCTCATCGCCTTCTTAGTCGCATGAGTGGCCACGAAGCTGCCGTAACAGAACACTTGCTGCACGTTGCATCGAAAGCCTTGGTGCGCTACGCCGTCACGAATGGAGCGCGAAAAATCGTCATGGAAGATTTGAGCAACGTCCGCGATGCGTCGCTCAGCAAAGGGAAAGACCTCCGCTCGAAAGTATGCCGGTGGCCGTATGCCAGCGGACAATTCAAGATTGCCTACAAAGCGGCGGCTGTCGGAATCGAGACTGAGAAGGTCAACCCCAAGAACACCAGCCGAGGTTGCCCCCGGTGTGGTCACGTCGCAGCATCGAACCGGAATGGCTTGGACTTCTGTTGCCAGAAGTGCGGCCATCGTGGCGATGCAGACCGCAATGCGTCGGAAAACATCCGACTGCGGTCTATCAATGCCGAGCAAGACTTGGCATTGTCGAGGAGCATTAAACCCCTCGAAAACTCGGAACCGTTCGACATCACTACTCGGTCGTGCGCTGCTATCGGCGACTCGGTTTTGGTTTAGGTTCATGGTTGAAATCCGCGCCCTTTAGGGCGCGAGTAGTTTAATCAACGCATTCCTCGGCTTCACCACCAATCGCATCGTCAAGCAGTTGCGCTTTTAACATACACACCACGCCGATAGCTTCGGCGATTGTCACGTCAGATTCTTGCGAGTATCGCTTAATCACGGATCCCAACTCGGCAAGAAGCTGGTTGGCGCCGTTGTCCATTACCAGACTTTCACTCCACCGCCAAATGCCACAAATGGCTTCCACTGGTCGTATTGTGAGCCTAGTTCAAAGAATCCGTAAAGATTTGACCACTTGACGGCCTTTGCAACCAACTCAAATAAAGGTGCGCCATCAAGCCATTTTTCCAACGAGCCGTCTGGCACTACGCCAAACACGCAACCCGCACCAACAAACGTAGTGGCGAGGTCGCTAGGAAGCGTAACGCACAATCCGGGACGGAATCTAAAGCTAGTGTTGATGTCATATTCACGGATGACATATTCGGTCGCGATACCACCCCGGTCAATCTGCGCCTTTCCGTTGTTTAATGTGGCGATATACACGCCAGATAATTCCATCCGTTGCGCGACACTCGCCAGCCAATTCGTGCCGGTTGTCAAGGCAAGCTGCGGTGGTGTTAGGAATGGCTTGGCCGATGGTGTGGCCGATGTGTCGGCTTTAACGGACATTACAAGCAAGCTAATGCCTGCCAAAACTGACGCTGAGATGAGATGCTTTTTCATGATTTACAAGTTCCTTAAGGTTGAGCAGCGACCCACGAGAGTAGCCCATTAATCACACTGGCAACAGCAGGATTGGTACTCGCCAAAGCCATCAGGTCACTGACGGTATAGACGGTGGGAGCGGTTGGCGGCGTGGTCTTGACGACGGGATACCAGATACCGCTCGCGCGAATTGGGCTGGACGGAACAGCGGCATAAACCCCAACGCCATCAGGCAGGGTAGCTTTTGCAGCAAGCCCCTGAATGACGCTTCGCGCTGCTAAGACTAATCCCGTCAGTGAGGAGTTGTTACTTACCAGTGTAACAACAATGTTCTTGTCGTGGCCGGTGATGACATTTGTGCCGTCATACGGCGACAGAGTTGCGGTAAATACCTTGTCTGACAGGTACATTCTGGTCGCCCAATACCGGTTAAACACGCCGACAGACGGCGGAGTGTTATTGGTGATTACTGGTAAGGCTGACGACTGTGCATTTATTTTACTGGAAGTTGCCAGTAACACGGTGACTAAGACTACTGCGATGAGATGCTTTTTCATAACTTTACAAGTTCCTTGTAGGTTTGGTTGGTTTGAATGCTCTAACCGACGATTGGCTTACCGGTGACTGTGCCGACATTCGTGCCGACTGCGATGCCGGTCTGTGAGAGGTCTGGCTGATGTTTGTCTGGAATGGCAAGGCTAACGTGCTTGAGGACGTGGATGATTTTAGCGAGCGGAGCGTTGCTGCCATCATCCGCCGCTGGTAAGAACTTCAAGACAAAACGCGCCACGCCAACAATGCTAAACAAGATGCCTCCCCACCGCGCCCAGAGCGTCACGAACGTTTCTGGCACTTCAACGGTGATAATCTTACCATCCGGCATCGTCACGATTACATTGTTAGACTGCGCCCAAGCTCCGAGTGCAATACAAGTGACTGCGAGTGCTACGAGTGCGAATGTTTTTTTCATTGTATGCTGCCTTTCTTTTGGTGTTAGCTCCCTTTACGAAATCCAAGATACGTCAGCGCAAGATAAACCAACCCACCGACTGCGAGTACCGCTAACCCGCTGATTGTCCACTTACCGACACGAGTCTGTTGTGACTCAATCCATTCGACGACCGCCTCCTTGATTGCGTCCTTGATAACTACCTTTAGTTCGTCGTCGCTGATGTTGGGACACTGGTCACTACCAGCCTTCGGCAAAACTCTTTTAATAGGGTCAGTCATTATGGGTTCTTTGGGTTGTGCGGGTCATTTTGCGCTGCCCACATACCGACTCCGAGTGCAAGGACAGATCCGAATGCGTAGCAGAATAGTGGGTGACTTTGGATAAAGGTGATAATCATGGTGTGAGTAAAGTTGCGGGGGGTTGCGTTCCGATAATCTGCGCGGCGTTAATCGTCCAAGCGTCTTGGTTTGCGCCACTGACTTGACCGACGGTGTAGGCGGGGAAGTTCGTGCTTGTTAGGAACGCGCTGATATTCGCCCGCGCCACGTCAAAGTTGCCGTTGATAGTATCCCACCGCCACGCCGCGCCGACTCCATTCTGCCATGTTGTGTAACTTGGATTCGGCACTGTCGCCAGCACGATATTGGTCTTTTCAATCTGGCAGTTTGAGCCGACGAAATAACCCGGACTCCATTGCGTGACCTGCCCGGTGCTGTTAGTGGTGCAAAACATTAGTGCGGCGAGTAGTATCATCATTTGAGTATCATCCCCCGGCAGGAAACTGAATTGGAAAGTCCAAAGCCGTCAAAAGCGTAGATTCCAAAAATATAAGCCGTTGGGATATTGGTTTGTGTCCCGCACCATCTCCATTCCGGCGCACGACCGTTGATGGCCACACTCTGATAATAGGAGAGTGTCGCATTGGTCGGGTTGTGCTCGATTGCAAACCACTCAACATCTGTCGGTTGGAATCGTGTGCCGCCAAAACTCCGACGAGTACTCCCTAGCGCATCGTTAAAAGTGTTAGTGTCCGCCGCCGGGCTGGATGTATAAACCGTGTTGCCAATACCGCGTAGAATCTCAGTGCCACTAGTCCCGGAATAAACCAGTGCGTGAACATTGCTAACACCTGTTTGCGAGCTTGCGACACCCCACGTGCGGTAGTCAGCCCCCAAACTTTCTCTCACCGCGTTTGCATTTCCCCATTGGCGGGCTATCAAGCATTCAAACCGGTGCCACGTGTTCGTTGAGGGAGACAGCAGCCCGACAATGCGTGATTGTTGAACCAGCTCGTTCGGTGACTGGAAGTCCAACCAATTCGCCCGGTTGGTTATTACCCAACTGCCGACGTTAATCACGGCTAGGCTACTCCCGTTTGTGGTCAACTGAGTCGGCCAGTATTCGACACTGCCGGTCATTTTGGTAACATCCGGTTCACCCACTGCTGCCCAGCCAAAAGCGTTTGACATCACGACTGCGCCTGTGCGTGTGTCGTTGGAGAAGTTGACCGGAGCGACATAGGTTGCCACCGCATTCGTACCGCCTAACAAGCTTACCGTCACGCCGGTCGAGGAGTTGCTGACTGTGGCGTAGAGCAGCCCCGCGCTGGTGTTCGTGGAGCCCGTGGTGACGGCGACTAAATTATATTGTGCATTCGGGTCATTCGTCCCAATCCCCCACACTGAGCCGCTGCCGCTGACGATGCCTGCTAACTCACCGGTATTGGTCAATGTGATGCCGGAAATCTTCCCACTAATTGCCGACGATAACGTGTTGGACAACGACACTTCCCGGTTCGTCGCCGCGCTAAGTAAGTCGTAACCGAGAGAGGTCACGGCATTACTCACCGCCGCCGCCGCGCCAACTACGTCAAACAGATTGCTACCAAGACTGCCAATGTCACGATTCCACGCTGCCGCAACTACGCCGCTAAATGTTCCGCTGCCTGTCCATATCACAGCGCTGCCGGCATTGGTCGCGTAGAGGCTGTTTGTCGCAAACGCTGAGTTGGTGGCGAATGTGCTGCTGGCAGAATATCCGCTATTCGTGGCGAATCCCGCATTCGTGGCATAGCCGGCGTTCGTCGCGTACAGGCTGCTGGCCGAGTAAAGCGATTGGGTAGCGTACAGGCTGGAAGCTGAGAACGTCGCGCTGCCGCTGTTTGTGGCATAAAGCGCACTGCTAGCAAAAGTCGCTGTCTTACTGTTCGTCGCGTAGTTTCCAGCGGTCGAGAAATCCGCATTGGTCGCATGGCTTACGTTAGCCGCCGCGCCAATCGGGTCAAACGGCAACCCCGCAACATTCAAGTTCGTGACCGTGATCGGCGCAAACAACGTTCCAATCGCCTGCCCGTTCAACTGAATCGGCCCTCCGATTAGATTGAGTGCGCCAACCCCATTCGAGCAACTCGTAACTGTTAGAACCACCCCTGAGCAAACCAAGCTACCGCCGTTTTGGAATGCTAGCATTGTCAAGTTTGTGATATTGTTTCCACCGGCATTAACCGTGTTAGTGAGTACGTATGGGTTACTCCCTGTTACCGTAATGCTGCCGCCATTTTGAATCGCTTGACCATTGATGATGAATCCGCCATTCGTGACCGCTTGGCCTTGCAAGACCACGTTGCTGCCACCAACCGTGAGACTGCCGTTAAGTGTTAGGTTGCTACCCACGATGTTGCCGCCGGTATCAACGGTGAACGGCGAGTAGGAGTCGGAGCCGCCAACATAGAGGCCGGAGTCGCCGATTAAATAACCGCCTTCGATATTAAGTCCATAGGCTGTGAGGTTGCCGCCTTGGACCCAAAACCCTGTAGAAGCACCCCTTGCCCAGTCGGCGCTGTCGGCGGAGCTGGCGGTGCCGGCCCAGTTGGCGTAGCTGGCGTTGTTGGCGTTGTCAGCGTAGCCGGCATTAGAGGCGTAGCCGGCTGAGTCGGCGGTGCCGGCTGAGTCGGCGTAGTTGGCTTCGTTGGCGTAGCCGGCGGAGTTGGCGTAGCCGGCGTAGCCGGCGTTGTTGGCGTCGCCGGCGTTGTCGGCGTATGATGAGGACGTCGAGCTACCAGCATTTGCCACCGTCCCACTGGCCGAAAGTCCAGAAGCAAACGCAACATTGTTGCTAGTGATTAGCCCATTGACGTCGTTGGAGGAGATAATTGGAGTCGAGATTATGAGAAAGTTATTACTGACCGTCCCGAGGTCCGTCTTGCTATTAACGATACCCAAGGTGGTATCGTTGGTGCTGGAGACAATCTGGTTGACTTGGTTAGAGGTTAGCGCATCGCCTGATGTAACGCCTCCGCCTGCGGTAGTTTGCGAAGTCCCGTCGCCAAAGATGATCCCTCCCTGAAAAAATCCCCAGCCATTCGGCACAAGACTCAAGGAGTGTGGTGCAGCCGGGTTACTGGAGAGCGAAAGGTTTTTCCCTTGATATTGAGCGTGGACTGAACACACGCAAAGAATTAGACCGAGCGTTGTAAGGATTCGTTTCATGATAGGAAAGCCACCGCCCAATTTCCGTTGAAAGCCGATCCACCCCCCGGAGCCACCGGAACGCTAATCCTCACGGTGTCACTTCCGGGAAGCTGCGTGAATACCGGCACGCCGGGATCCGGACCTGTGGATGGAAGGACGCCAATAGACAGCGAACCGGTCGCTGTCATTCCGACTACTGGAATATCTACATAAAGATTCGCCCCGCTAATGCTGAAGATGCCATGTTGTCCCACGGGAGCCGGCGGTGTCGCCGGTGTTCCACTACCGCCACCACACGCAATCATGGAACCCGTTCTCGGCATTGGAGGAACGTAAATTCGATCATTTGTCCCTTGTCGAATTGACCGGTCTTGCAACCACGCTGAACGGAGCAATTCTTCCCCTTGTTGTCCGAACAATGCCGCGCGGTCTTCCTCAAATGAGTTCAACGAGACTGCGCTAGCCACCAGATAACACAATTCATTGAAGAGTTTATCACTGAAAAAGTCGGATTTTGGAGTCGAGTAGAATGTATCATCCGGCAGGGGGAGAAAAGCATCATACTCCAATTTTAGCATTACCTGAGCATCCAGCGGCGGCGCGGTTAAAACCATCTGCCCCTCTAAATCCATCCAGCCGCTATGCTGTTGGTCGGTAAATTGAAACCATTCATTCCAACCACCCCACCAGTCGGAAAGCGAACGCTGCGGTCGCTGATTGCGTTCCATTTCTGTAACCGAGCGTAACGCTCGACCGCCTGTGATGCCATTCGGAGTGACCGGACGAACAAACCGCATTTTCTTATAATCAGACGGGTAGGGGATTCCGTAATAAGTTGTGGGGTTTGCCGGGTCTAATGGTGGATACCAGACGTATTGATGCGCTTGCGCCAATCGCCAGTTACCGTCACTAATCTTTTCCAACTTACCCGAACGACTAGAGTACCACGGCATTTGTAGTTTGCGGTGGACTACCTGAATGGAAGGGCGGATCATCGGCGCACCGGGTAAAGCGGTTGCTGCCGTTGTCGAGCCGGCAAGGTTCGGACGGTTGAGCATCCGAACTACATAATTTTCTACATCTGCATAAGTTGTTGCCATGAGTTTCTGGCAACTGACTACTGCAACTTTCGGGCCAACAGGTAGCTTAGGAAAGCTCGGTGAAGTGGTCGGGAGTTAAAACATTAACCCCTGCACCCGCAGTCAAGGCAGCCTGTCGCACCACGTCAAACAGTTGGCGGGCATTCCCCGGCCAGTGCTGGCGAGATAAAAGCTGCTTTGCGTCCTCCGAAAACAGCCATTGACCGCCAAACTCGCCTGCCGCCGTTTGCAACGCATGTTCTGCGAGCAGGACAATATCCCGCTCACCACGTTCTCGAAGTGGGGGGATGAAGATTGCCACCTGTTTCAGACGGTAATACACATCCGAGCGGAATCGCCCTTGCTTGATCGCCGCATTCAAATCTTGGTTGGAGGTCGAAATAATTCGTAAATTGACAGCCTTTTCAGTATTGGAGCCAACGCGGGTGATTCGCCGGTGTTGCAGGAAATCGAGCAGCTTGGCCTGAGTTTCAATCGGTATTTCACTTACTTCATCGAGTAAGAGGGTTCCGCCTTCCGCTGCCTCCACTCGCCCCATCCGATCTGTATTGGCTCCCGTGAATGCGCCGCGAACATGCCCGTTGAGTTCGCTATCCCAAAGGGTTCCGGTAATCGCCGGGCAGCAGATTGTTTTGAAAGGTTTCGCATGACGTTGGCTAGCCTTATGAATCAGTTCTGCCAAAAAAGACTTGCCGGTACCTGTTTCACCGGTAATTAAAAGCGACGCATCCCGATTTGATAAAAGTTCCGCCGTCGAGCGCATTGCCTTGATGATAGGGGACTCGCCCACAAATGAATCCAACCAATGTTTTCGCCCTTGTAATGCGACTGGATGGATCAAGGTCTCAACAATCTTGCGGGAAAGCTCGGATGGGCAAAAGGTTTTCTCGTAACGAATCACACTTAATGGAAGCCTTGCCCGCCTTGCGTACCCATCCTGCATGATTAACACTGCGGATGGAGATTCTTTCATTTTACTTTCAGCGTCAAACCATCGCTGGGCGATATGGATCGAGATTGTTTTTGAAGCGTTCCGAATTGTTTCGATAACCAGCGACCGGCGATTAAAGTCCGGTTCATACACCACTACGGTTTGCGGCGCAGACGTAATCATTATACAGCCTCCTTTCGGAGGATTATGTATTACTCCGCTCTGTAAAAGTCAATCAATTTTACTGCGAAATCGTCTGAATCATATCCGACATCGAGGAGGCCGAGCGGGTCTTCGATGTTTTTTCAATTCTCGATAATAACTCATTCTTTTGGTCGTCAGTGAGCGAGCGCGAATATGAGATTTTTTCTTCAATCATTCCGCGTATTTCGCTTTGTTCGGCTGATGTAAGTTTTTCAAAATAGTCAACCGCCTCCTTTGGGTGGACGTGTTGTAACTTGGCTTCTAGCGAAGAAAGTGCCGCCTGTTTTTCAATCGCTCGAACATCTGCCTCTGTAATCTTACCAGCCGAGTAAGCCGCATTGAGTGCGTTGACGGCTTTCGGATCATTAGCGCGATACATTTCGATTAAGGATTGCCGCTCAGACTGTGGCTTACCGGATGGTAAAAGCTGGCGAAGCAGTGTTTGCGCTTGTCCGCTACCGGGGACTCCAGCAAAGGTTGCCGCGCTACCCGCAAGAGCTAACCCCGCTTGAGCCTTTGTATTCGGAGTCTGTGCTTGTGCATATCTCTTTACGGACTGCGCCGCCCCCTCTATTGCATCTACAACAGGGATTCCAGTGCTACCATACTTCCATGCGCTTACGGCGTTACCCGCCATCGGAGCTACGTTTTTGACCAAATCAATTAACAATTCCTCGCCGGCTTTGACCGCTGGGCTTGGTTCGTTTTTACGCGGTTTTTTGACTTTCTGTTGGATTCCGGCAGCCGCGAGTAAAGCCTCCGCAATCTCTTTCGTAATGTAAACTCCTAACGCAATTACACCCAAGTGAATCAAGGAAGAAATAATTATCCCTGCCGCTGCTCGACATGCTTGTTTTGCGTCGCGTTCCTCAATTCCAAGTGCTTTGAAATCGCGTTTGTAAAAACCGTACCGCTCCATTAGATACCCTTGAAATGTAGTAACCGCTCGATCCAGCGTGACGTTGCCGGATAGCGCACCCTGCGACCGCATCAATGGCAAATCTTTTGTGAAAACTGAGGCAGTCGCCCCATGTGAATATACTAGAGCGGTTGCAAGACTCTCCTTGTTGAGTGGGATTTCCCCCGTTTCTGGTACGGGAGTACCCGCTTCTTCCATCAGCTTCCCGTAAGCCCCCGCAAAACATGCCATTGAATTGTATTTATCCGTTACACGAGCGACCAAGTATTCGCTGGGGTGCATCCCTTGTTTCTTGTACATATCGCCGCCGCCACGGATGAATAATTCTGGAACATTCCGTTGCATGAAATCTTGCCAGCGGGTTTGACAGCAGTGAGCCACACCAGCGGCATACCACGACGGCCCGATCAACGCCTGTGCGATTCCAGCGTTTGAGATGTGCTTCATTTGTGAGAAGGGACGGTAGCTTGTCATCGCCCGATTCATCCGATTGGAAACCCAATCCACCCACTTAATCCGCTTTTGCCCATTGTCACCGCCGCCACGCTTAGCGACTGCATCTAGCCAGAGGCGAACAGCGTATTGGCCGGTAGCTCCATAGTGTTCACGGAACTTTTCCGAGCTAATTGCTCGCATCAGCACTTGAACCGGTTCTTGCATGGAAAGATAATAGGCAACATCATCCATGTGCTGCTGAAAGACTCGCGTTGCATCCAGTTGAACATTCATGGCTCCACCGGTTCGCTTCATGGTGAATCCTTGTGGCGCTTTTGCCGACGGTTTCCGGCGTTGCTCAAACAGGCGATCATAAACTTCCATATCTGAAAGCTGTGACCAATCCCGAAGTCGCGGCCAGTAATTCTTAACTTTTGGCATTTCCCGATTGTAAAGCCGCCGCGTCAGATTGTTCACGGCGTCATATTGTGAATCCATCCGCTCGCGCGCATAGTCGTAAAACTTTTTCTCGTTGGCTTTTAAGAAAGCATCGGGATTAAACCATAGCTGATCAATGATGGACTTATCCACGCCACTCTCAAAAAGGTTTTCGACTCCTCCCGCCTGCATCGCCTCAGCGTAAGCGGCAATTCGCGAACTTGCGGCTGAATCAATTTTCCATTCCTGCAACTTCTCTGCAAGGTCGCCATAGAGTTTTTTGGACAACTTGAGATACTCTTGGTGTCCTAAGTCCACCGGCCCTTTTAGCCATTTAACCAGTCCTTTGCCGTAGTTCCGGGCGGACATTAAATCTAAAACATAGTTGATCGGCGGATAAGCCCACCCAAAACGGGTCTGCAAATTCCGCATTGAAATCACTCGGTTGGCAAGATTATCTTGCCATGTTAGCTCTGAACCCGGTTGTGGACGGAGTAGGGGGTGTTCATTCAATGGGTGCGTCTCGCCCTCTGTTCCAAATAACCCAACGAGTTCTTGTACCTGCGATTCAAAAAGTTGCTTCCGAATCTCTTCCGTAACGCGCCCCAATGTAACAAGCTGTTTGGTCTGCTCCGCCATCTGTTGCAGAGCTTCTGTGGACATTGCCGCATGATCCGAATTGATGAATTGGCGCAACCGGTCTTTGACTTCGACTGACACGTTCTCACTTTGCACGGCGGCTCGTGCCAGTTTCAAAATCGAGCGATACGCTTCCCGTCGGCTTGTTTCATCTGCGAAACTGTCAATCCGCGCCACGATGGATGCCGCCTTTTTGTAACGTGCATAAACCGATTTCGCCATTTCCTTTTCACTCAACATCTTCGTCGGATCGGGTTCTTTCAAAGCATCCGTTAAAGCTCTGGCGTAACGCCCTGCAAGATTCCGTCCTAATCGCTCCTCAGCGTAACCAATTAAACTCTTTTTCAGGAAGTCAGTAATCTGGCGTTGGTAGTTAAACGCCTGTTGAATGTCGCTTGATTTCTTGGCTTCACCATAAGCGCGACCACTGGCAGCGGCTTCTTCCATCGCCGCTATTTTCTCATTCAAAAATGCCGCCGCACCTATCGCAGTCGAAAGCTCATCGGTTGTACGCTTGATAATCTGTTTCGTCGTCTCGCCACTACTCGGTACAGTTTCCTGCCGAATAATATCCTTGATTACAGTGTCAGTAAAACGCGGGTCTTTCCCTCTGCGATTCCGAGCAAAGCCCCGCGCTAAACCTAATGCGGTTCGCTCTAATCGTGTCGGTGGCGTTTCGTGAAGAAGCTCACCCTTCACGTACACTTGCCCGATCTGTTGCCCTTGTTCGTTTTGACGAGTGCGAAGCCCGGTGAATGGCTTCTCTGGCTGCTCTCCCTCATCCTCCGCGCCACCGGGTTCAGTCGGCTTGGACGGCGGGGTGGGGGGCGGCAGTGCCCCGGCCTCGCTTCTGGCGAATAGCGGTTGCCCCTTGGTCAGCACGTCGGCCTTCATGCTGGGTGTCAGCTTAATGATGTGGAGGGGGACGGTATCAGGATTAGACTCGTACCACTTTTGGTATGCAGATGTCTGTGTGTAAAACTTCCCACTCGCGCGCTCAGACTCATATTGATCCTGCAACCCGCTTTCCTTTAAAAATGTTCCAAAGTCTTTTTGTGGATTAAGATTTGTTGGCGCGTTCGCCGTCTCAACCGTCCCTCCCCACTGCTTGACGTACTTCTTGGCGTAGTCAACGAGCATCTTATCGTACAGCGTCGAAGCCCAGCCACCGCCGACGCGCAACTGCTCGCCCTTCAATTCGTGGTTGCCCGCCCCATTGACAGGGGTTTCCAGCAACTTCTTGGCAACGTCTTTCCCAACGTAGTCCGCCAACTTCTCAGGTGGGACTCCCTGCTCTTTGATAACCTGCTGGTCGCCTTTTCGCGCCGACAACTGTTTGTTGTACGGGTCATAGTGAACGCTATCCACTTCCTTGCTCAGATCATACCGCTCGGCCACGACGCTGCCGGCGTTCCACCCCACAAAGTCCATCCCTTCCTCTGCCGCCTGCCGGATCAGCCATTTCAACGATAGCTCGTAGTGCTTCTGGATGAGGGGGGCATCCGGTGTCTCTTGCTGTCTGACGCGACGATCCAACTCCACAAAGGTTTCATTCTCGCTTGTTCCCAAGTCTCGCTCTTGAGCTTTGGCGTACAGTCTCGCGTATTCCGCCTTTTCATCTGCGGTTAGCGGTTCAAGTTTCTTCTCTGACTCCCGCGCCTTCTGCGCCCAATCCCCCTGCATTTCCAACCCCACCTTGCCCTTGCCAATCCCCGGCACCGTCATCGTGGAGTAGATCACCCGCGCCACTTGGTTTACGTCCGACTCGTCGCCGTACTGGTGGGCGGAGGGGACGCGGAATGATTCGCCTACTGCCCTGATATTGGAGTTGGGGTTGCCTTTGTTGTAAATGGACTTGGCGGTTTCCATGATTTCAGAATCAGGCAAACCGTTATAATCACCCTTTTTATCCATCTGAATATCGTCAGCAAAGGTCGCCAGCTTCTTGCCATCGTAGTAGATAGTGTACTCGCCTTGGGTGACTGAGCGGCGGTTGCGCTCGATCTTCACATTGTCAGTGTTGAATGGCTGTTTTGCCGGTAAATTAAACACCGCCTCGCCGTACCCCTCGTCGGTCGGCACGTTCTTCATGTAACTGCGGAACTTGGTGACACCGGGAGGATTATGCGCCGTGTCATAGATTTCTGAGGCGGCTGCCTTCGCGTCTGCGTCCATCAGTGGTACGGGAAAATCATTTTGCCACTTTTTACCAACGAAAACGCTTGGCCCGGAAAACGACACTTCGATTGTTACGTCATCGCCAGTCATTTCGGGGGCAACTTCCGCTGTGGCTTTGTATCGGCCGGCAAATTTCTTATTGAACGACTCAACAAGTTTCTCAACCTTATCTAAAACTTCACTATCAGCTTCCCCGCCCCTGTCCGTCACCTTGACGTTAACCTGATTCTCTCGCAAAAACTCCAACGCTTCGGCCTTCGTCACCGGCTTACCGTCCGCACTGCGTTGATCAATCCAAGTATTGAACCCGGTCCACTTCAATTCATCGGCCTTCACACCCGGCTTACCGGCCAGCATCCCCTTCAACTGCTGCGGACTGAACTTCTCTTGCGGTAAGTCTTCCACTGTCTTGGTCAACGCGGAATAGAACGTGTCGGCTTGTTCCTGTGCGCGCGCGGCTGTGGTCGTTACTGTTTCGCCCGAAGGCTCGACTCTCTCCCCCGGATTGCGCCCTTTCGCCTTCGCTGACAGTAAATCATTCAGGTACGCCCGAATCTCGGAATCACTCAAATCTAGTGAGAAATTGAGTTTGCGCGCCAGCCGCTTGAACGCCAGCATCACGGCATCCATGAACCGCCGCCATAACCCAACCTTGTGCTTACCATCCCGGAACGCTTTAGCAACGACTTCATGGTTGAACTCCGGTGTCCCGCGTTTGTACCCGTAGTTCTTCTCGATCTCACCGGCAATGTTGTTCCAGTTGCCGCCATACGTCAGACTGCCGATGATGTTCCAGTCGCGTCCGCCCATCTCATTGACGAGCCGGTGACCGGCTTCCTCGCGGATGTCGCCACGCAACTGGCCGGCGTTGTCGTACCGGTCGAGGAAGAAATGACTGCGGTTGCCGTAGGTGATTGCCCGGACTTCGCCGTTGCGGGAGAGGTGGAAGCGGGGGTTATCAAGTTTCGCTACTGATTTTTTTTCTCCAAGAAATTGCAACGCCATATCCAACGGAGAGTTGTAGCCCTGATTTTCAAGCACTTCTCCCCAAGACTCATACCACGCAGTAGGAGAATCCGGTCGTCCAAACCCGCCGCGATCTCTCCGCTGTTTCGGGTTGCGCTTGTCGCCAATCCGCAAGTCAACATCTGGTACGCTCTTTGCGGAATCAGTCGCAGGGTGATCGCTGATCCGCACATCCACGCGAACATAGTTTGACTCAGGATCGTCGGCAAACTCTGCGGCATTGTTGGCGTAAAGCTCCGTCGCATCAGGCCAAAGACGGTGAGCCTTAACCGCCGCCTCATAAGATTTCGGATGCAAATACACCGTAAGATACATTGACTCTGATTGGTATGACCCTTTTCCTCTAACTGTTGCGTGAGAGAAAACGTCGCTTCCCTCAATACTCCATCGTGAGTCTCGGAGTGTCTTTCTGACATTTTCCTTCTGTTCTTCGGCCTCCGCTTTCGCCTCTAGTGCCATGTCGCCGGACTTAACTTGATCGTTCGCGTAATCAAATGCTTCACGCAATGTCTTGAAATCCCTGTACGTTTCTCCGTCATTCCAAACACGAATATCTGGCGACTCAGTTTGGTCAACCAATCCATTCCCGTTTTCATCAACTTCATCGGATAGAGGCCATCGTTCTTGTACATCCACGGATTTACCATCTGCATCTCTACCAACGTCCCACCTACGAATGCGCTGATTTCTTTCCTCGTATTCCTCATCTGGCTCTGGTGTTTGCCATTCCTCCGCCGCCTGCCCCTCGCCGCTTTCCGCGAGCATCTTCCAGAACTCAGCATCAGCGCCGGTATCAGTGGATAGTCCTGCCGTCACGTTCTCAGCCGCAAACGGTACAGCCATCGTCTCGGAGGCCAGTGCTTCGTTGAAGGTGTCGCGGGAAAGTGGGGTGCGAGTGGTTGCGCTGGCTTCGCCAATCTTGGAGAACTTCGTGGCAACTGCATTGCGGGAAAATACGGCGTCGTACCTCGCTTTGGGTAACTCAGAAACAATCTGATCTGCCTTTGCAACAGCGGACGAAATTTCTGGATTGTCTTTGACAATCTCAGTATCCAGTTTTCCGACCAGCATATCTATCGGGCGCGGATTCCCGGAACGATCTGTGCGTAAATTGTCCCCACGCACGTCACTCACCAAATACGGTTCACCATCCACTACCGTCACAAAATTCCGGACCGTATCCGTTGGACGCGCAATCGCCTTGTCAGACACTTCGACGATCGCACCCCGCTGGATTGCACCTGATACATCTTCTGAACGTTCCGCACCCCACGGCTGTTTGGTGACAATGACACCCTCAGGGGTCATGCCAAGAATTTCAGTCGGCGCACCGCCGATTGCATTGTGAATACGGATTCTGTCCAGTAGGTCAAGCACGCTACCGGGCTTGGCTTTTGCGGCTACCTCACCGCGCAACTCTACAATTCCTAAAGTGGCTCCAATCCCGCGATTGTAAGGGATATAAAGTTTGTAAGCGAACTGGTCGTTGTTAGATTGGAATACCGCGCCTTCCGCTCCTTGTCCAACATTCACACGGCGCATCTTGTCGGAGTGAAGGCGTTCCCACAAAGACCAAGAAGAATAATTCTTTGTGTCTGAAATGCCGAGATCGGCAGAAGTGATTGGCTTTAGACCGAGGACTTCGTTGAATCGCCTTGCAAAATCTGGCGCACCCAATTGATCGCCGGATTGTCCGGAAGCCGCTGCCCACTTTCGATAATTTCCAGCGGAACTGGCGGCAATATCCCGTGCGGTGTCAGCAGCAACTCGCCGGGAGGTAAGTCGAGAAGGATTTTGCGTAACTGAGTCGCGTTCACGTTCCTCTCTATACTCACCTTCGATATTTGATGCAACAACTTTTTGTCCCGGTTCTGGATTAGTACCACGTCCAACCTCGCCAGACTCATCCCGAACCACTCGTTTCAACTCCGCAATCGCCCGGTCAACCAAACTGCGAATCTTGATCCACGCCGCGCCAATCTTGTCCCGGAACCACTGGTACACGCCTTTCGTTGTCCGCTTGCCATTGCCCCAAGCATCTTCGACAATAGTGCGGACTTCATTCGCTACTTCCTTTGTAAGCAGCGCGGGATTGATGATGCTTCCCTTGTCGTCCGAAAGGCGTTTCTTGAGACTGTTTTCTGCATCTTCCGGTGATTGACTCTCAGTGTCCGGGCTTTCATCGGATTGGTGTTGCTTCTTTTCAATCGCGTCAATCTCAGATTGTAAGGTTTTTAGGTATGTCTCTGACGGCCAGTCCAGTTTCTCAGATTGTTCCTTGATTTGATTGACTCGGTTTGGCCCGGTCAAATCTTCAAGTTTCTTCTCGGCTGCGGAAATCTTCACGTCGGTATCATTGCTACCGCCTTCTTTGCTTTGCTTGACGAGGCGTGACATAATCTCAGCCAGTTTGCGCTTTTCCTCGGCAAGAGTGGTATCTTGATCGAACTTCTTTCCGGTCTGCTTCTGCAATGTTTCGATATTGAACTTGGATTGCGCGATCTGATCTTCCGCACGTTTGACGTGCAACCCGCTGGCGATGCTGCGGATCGTGCCGAGCGCAGAACGGGCGATGGAGAGAGCGTCTTTCGTGCCGGACTCGTCTGCCGCCAGTCCCATCTCGTAGGTGTTTTCTCCGCGTACAAGGTAGCCATGTACGGTGTTTTGACCCGCATGCCGGCCGCCCTGCATCCGGGCGACAACAGTAAACGGTCCAATGTGGGCAATCGGATAGTCAGTCTTGTCGAGTTCAACTCCCAGCAGTGAATCTACGGCGGTTTCGAGAGCCTTTTTTAGTGGTTCCTTCTGCTCAGTGTACGTCTTCCCGTGAACCTCAATCTCTTTAGCCTCCTGCGCCATGACGGTCTTGGCTGACTCGAAATCGCGATTGAGTCTCGGTACTTCGGCCTGCACCCGTGTAATGTTCCGGTTCTCGTAATCAATCTGTGACTGGACACGGGCTTGCGCTGTCTGGAAAATGCGCCGTTTCTGTTCTAGCTTCTTGATATTCTCCTGCGCTTCGACGGCATTCAACACATCTGGATTACCCGTTGCTTCGGCCATGACACGCGCCGGCGATATTTCCTCACTGTCGGTTTCTTCAATCTCCCGAACTTTAGCACCGTACTTCAAGAATTGGTGAATGAACGCATCTTTATTGTTAATCAGTGACCAAACGAATGAGTCAAGTGATCCCTCGGTAACGTAACGAGAAATTCCAATCTCTGAATGACGATTTTTTTGCCGCCACGAACGGCCATCGCGCTGCCGCATTCGCCCCGGTGTCATCGGGGCGTCAATGTTGTGTCCATACTTCAAATGTTTTTGCGCGTTGACGCCTGTTCCCATCGTCGCGGTCGAGCCGATGCCAACCAACGCTTGACCGTTGCGGAGATTGGCAATCGCCGCGAGCCGTTCGTCGCCTTCTTTCAGCTTCGTAAAATCAATAATCTTGTTGCGCGGGATTCCGCCCTTCACCAGTCCGTCAATGATGTGCTTGTAGAGGCTGAATCCCCAATCGGTCGGGTTCACTCCCATATCGGAGAAAATCATCTGCGTGACGGTTGGATCGGCCTTATAATTCGCCAACACCGCCGCAATCGCCTTAGCTACCTTACCTTCAGGGTTCTCGGTGTAATTCGGAGTAATTAGCCCCATGTGCAACGCGGCTTTGCGGCCATCGGTGCAAATCTTGAGCATGTTATCGCCGCCCTTTTCAACCTTTTTCCCCTTCAAATCTTTGGCGCGTTGAGCAAGCTCGCGCATATACGCCGCCTGCTCCTTGTTCATGTCGGCCTTTACTACCGCCTCAATCTTCTTCGGGCGTTTGATGTTGGGCATGTCTTCGACAAACCGCGTGTCGAGCATCTGGCGCGCAATCGCGGACAACTCCTGCAAATTGGTGAACCGCTTGAAGCGTGTCGTCGGCTTGAACTCACCGGCAGCGGTCGGCTCAATCTGTGTCACGGTCTGGCCGAACGTATTCGCCCAGCCATCAAACGCCGAGATACCGCGTGCTTCGAGTTCTTCGGGTTGTAGGTACTTCTGCCAGTTGTAAAGCTCCACCATTGAATTATCAATCGGCGTGCCAGTCCCGAATACCATTATAGCTTTCGGGTTATTCTTCCGCATCCACCGGGTATTCAGCAGCAGGTTCGTCGCCCGATCAGATCGGGATTGCGGGATGCCTTTGACGCTGCCTCGGCTGGTATAGACGGGCAAACTTTTGTAAACGTGTGCCTCGTCAATCATCAGCATGTCAATCCCCGACTTCTGGAACGTAATCGCGGTATCGCGGGGGCGGTCGAGTGCTTCCTTGAGCTTTTCTTCCAACCGCTCTTTCAACTTCTCAAGCTGCTTGGTGGTTTTGTCCTTCTTGGCTCTGCGTCCGTAACGTCTCTCACCGCTATTAGCTTCGGCGGCGCGGATCACGTCCGACAACTCCGCGATTTCCTCACGGATAAACCCTTCTTCAACGTCCTTGTCCACGTCCATCATGTTGAGATTGTCGTGGGTCAGGATGATCAAATCCCAATCGCCAGTCGCAATCCGCGCAATAGTCTTGCGCCGGTTCTCCGCGTCGAAGTTCTCATTGGTCGAGAGAATCTTCATCGTCGGGAAAGCCCGTTGAATTTCCTCAGTGACTTGCTCGATATTGGCCTTCAACACCGACAATGCCGGCTTGTTGGCAAAACCCAGTTCTTTCATCTTCGCCGCTGCCATGCCGTAAATTAGTGACTTTCCTGTTCCCACTTCATGCCCCATAAGAACCCTACGAACGTGCATGATTAGTGAAACAGTATTATTCTGGTGAGTATAAGGAATTACTGACGTACTCATCGTAGGAAACTCCAACCACGAACCGTCAGATTTGAGTTCTACGATATTATTCATGGTGTCGTTGTAGAACCGGTGCAACCTCGCCCGGCGTTCGTCGTCAGTCCAAACCCATTCTTTGAACAACTCACGAACTTCCTCAACCTTCAGGTTCGCCGCTGCCGATTCGTCGGGCAGGAACACGCGGTGTTCACCATCGGCATCCTTCACCGGCTTGTAGAGCATGATCGGCTTGTCATCCATCGCGCTCTGTACGATGTCCTGAAAGTCGGCCATTGGCGTGCCGTAAGTCTCGGTGAATGATGGGCGATTCTTGATGTACTTGTCCCGCACGTCGAGAATCCACTTGCCGGTCTTCTGCAAGTACGCCGCCGTCATCATCTCTGGCCGGAAGTTGTGCAGGGACGCGAAGAACTCGGAGTAGTCCGAACCCGGAACCCACGGCGAGCCGAGTTTCACGTCAATCTCGCTGTGCGGTTTGTCTTCTGGAATGGCCTTTTTCAGAGCCTCGACGTTGTGATTTAACGACGGATCGAGCTTCGCCGCCGCTTCCGCCTGCAACAGTTTCGCTCGCACGTTGCCGGACAGGTAGAAATCAGACAACTCCAAACCGCCGTCAGGCGTCTTGAATGCCATACCGCTGCGGGTCAGGTCGGCAACAACCTCATCATGGGATTTTCCGATCAGTTCGCCTATCCGGTCGGGATCAATCCCACCGGTCTCATTCATCGAATAGCCCACCGCCTGTTTGATGCTGTCGGCCTTAGTTTTCTTCTCCAACGCTTTGACGGTGCGCTTGCTGAATATGTCGGCCTTTGTGACCGTCTTATTCTCCGGGTTGTATTGCTCCAATGCCAGCAGGTTCACCCAGTCGGGATCATCGGCAATCAGTCTCTTGTGGGTTTTGGAGTGCAGATTGTCAAACTTCTTCACGTAATCGTCGTAATGCCGGTTCAACGTCTCGCGCAGTGGCGTAAGATGGTCGTCGTTGACGCCAGCTAACTCCTGCGCGGTCAACTTCTTAATGTCGTCCCGGATCGCCAACAACTTCGACACTTGGGCAATTTCCTTGCCCATCTTTTTTTGCACCATCTCGTTACCTTGCCGCTGCCAGAGTTCTTTGCTGTTGCGGACTTCGTACCCGTAATCCTTCAGCTTGGAATCCGCCTCGACGATTTTGCTCGGTGTAACCGGCTTCGTGCGAGTCGTTTTTTCGTAAATGTTCTCCGGCAATCGCGCAATGGCCTGCTGTAACCGTTCTACGAAATCATCTGTTAGGCTTACGTTTGGTTGGCCACCACTGTAAAGCTTGCTCTTGCGGTCGAGCATACCGAGGATTTGCTCTGGATGGTCGGCGTAGTATTCGTTGATTGGGATTGGTTCGGCTGTTCCGGACATCTTGACTTCCCGAATCCCCATCCACTTTGTCCCGCTAGGCGCAACGCCTTCCGGTCGCCGTTTCAAAATTACGATGTCCGTTACAACTGAAGTTCCGGCGTTCTTCAGGAACGACCCACTCGGCAACCGCATCGCTGCTACCAAGTCCGCTTTCGACGCCAGCACTTCCCGGACGCGAGGATTCATCTTGTCAAGCGTGCCGGTGCTGGTGATCGCCACGAGCAACCCACCGGGCCGCACCGTCGAGATGCCTTTCAGAAAAAAGTAATCATGCAGATTTGCCCCGATCTTGTTGTACTTGTCCTGACGGATGGTAATGTCGCCAAATGGGTAATTCGATATTTGCAGGTCAAAAAAGTCGTCTGGTACATTTGCCTCTTGATACGGAGTCGTTTCGTGGTGGCCGTCCGGGTGCAACAGCTTGGCAATATTGGACGTGAGATTGTCCATTTCTGAGCCAACCAGCGAGGACTTGGCGCGCATGTCGCCGGGCATCACGCTGTAGAACAACCCAATCCCTTCAGCCGGTTCATTGATTTTGCCGCCTTTGAAACCCAGTCGCCGCACCATGTCCCACATCCCAACCGCCAACCGAGGGGCTGTGAAGTGAGCGTTTATGGTGGAGGCTCGTGCGGACTCCCATTCATCATCCGTTAGTAACGCCTTGAGTTCTTCCCGCTCCTTGGCCCACTTGCTCGCTTCGTCGCCGTAGTACCCAAACAGTCCTTCGGAGTATGACGACCGGCCCCAGCCAACGTAACGGGCGAGGGTGGCTTGCTCGGCGGGTGAGGCGAGTCGCTGTTCCTCCATGATCGCTTTCATCAAGCGAATGGCGGCGACGTTATCCTTGAACTTGGCTTTATCTCCGCCGTTCTCGAAGATGTCGAGGTCGGTGAGAGAGAAATTGTTAGAATTGGCGGGAGCTTTGGCTGCTGGCTTTACTCCGGCGTTAGCGACTTCAACCACTGATTCAGAGCCGACTCCGCTATCGAGTCCTCCGCTTCCTGTTCCTCCGGTGTTTCCGCTGGTGACGGACTGACGTTCTCCATCATTTCCCTGATCGCCGTCTCCCGCGCTACCTCCGGGGATGTTCCTTGTTCCACCATCAGGTTGAAGCTCTCCTTCGCTTGCTCCTGTTGCACTAGCAGGAACGGCAGTAGGTCGCTCTTTTTCAACAGTTCGAGGTGAAGTTCTGGCAGGTTGTTTTTGAGATGTTTTTTCAGAAGTTGGCCGAATGGCGTCAACTGTTTCTGCGGGAGTGTCGCCGCTTGGTCTTTCCAATAGCTCATTGTCTGCTCCTGTCTTAATATCGGCCTCGCGGCCTTGTTTGTCAATTACCTCGAAGATGCTCTTGGCGGTCGTCGCATCAACTTCATCCAGCCCCATAATCTCGGCAATCGAATTCCACGCACCACGGAGATACGCCTTGATCCTCTCCCACAATGACGGCATCCGGCCTTTCACGGCCTCCGCGAACTGCTTGAACGTCTTCGTCCCGCCCTTTGCGTACAATGCGGCCAACTGTGTCGCTGTGCTGATAATCTTGGGATCCGGTACGCCTGAAAGTACCTGTCCGAGAAGTTTGGTAAGTTCGGCTTCGAGACGCTCCGCCTCGGCTCGATCCTCGGCATTCAGGTTGTCGAGCGGGGACTTGACAGCGGGGGTAGATGTGGCTACCGGCGAAGGCTGCGCCGTTGCGGGGGCTGGCGCGACGGCTTGCGGTTTCCATGCGACACTGCCATCGGCCACGTCATCAGCCAGAAAGCTTTCCCCACCACTCAATGAGAACCCATGCGGTGACGATGTTTTGACGCGGCTGTTGATTGTCCGTCCATCCACGTTAACCGTAACAAGGTCGCCTACGGTTGGCATCGCTACCGGTGGCTTGGCTGCCGGCGTTTCCTTAACCTGTGGGGTTAAAGGTTTCGCCGGCTCGTCCTTACGAGAATCTGCTCGCTCCACTTCGAAAGCCGGGTGAACAACCATGTTCTTGTCCACTTCTTTCTTGATAACCGCCTTCCACTGGCCGGGATTTTTCAAGAATGTTTCGAGTGAATTGCGGCTGGGGTAGCGTTTTACAAAGTAATCATTCCCGTCTTTGGTCGGCTTGATCGCCAGCAGGTTCGCGTCAGCGCGGTCGCGCAACTCTCTGTGACGTGCAAATGATATTGTAACCGGTGGGGCTGGCGGTAGGGCTGTCTGGATTGTGATGTCACCCTTGACAATCTTTGATTCTGACAAGACCGGCTTGCCGTTCTTGTACGGAAAATCTATTGCCACCACCTCATCGAACGGCCCGGCTCCTTTTAACGTGTCAATGTTCTTCGCCTCGACCTTCGCAAATTTACCCTTAACCTGAACCCGAACACCCTTCGCACCTTCTGGAAGTTTGACCGTCTTACCGGCGTGCAATGCTTCAGCGAGGGTCTGAGGCGTGACATTTGAGGCTACCTGCCCACCGGTCACGGCCGGAGCTTCCGGCGGAACTGGCGCAGGGGTCGTTGCTTCTGGCGTGGGTGCCGGTGACACGGCGGAGGGTTTCGGGCCCGCAACCCACTCGTCAATGGCTTTGCGCGTGTCGCGCTGGGTTGATGGTAACTTAATACCGGTTTCCTCGGTGAAGATTTTACGGGATAGCGGGTTGCCAATATCGAGGATAGCTTTTAAGGCGTTGGGGTCTTTGGCCTCGATCGCCGCCGTCAACCGTTCCAGCGTCTTGGGGGCGACCTGCTCACGGATTGGCAGGTCTTCCACCCACTTGCGGTATTCCTGCGCGTACTGGTCTTTCTTCGGTGACTTCGCCATCTCTGCCAGCGTCATGCCTTTGGATGCTGCAAAGCGGTCTTGTAGGGTTGTCGCTACTACTGGCGCTGTATCCGCTTCTGGCGTTACCGTACCGGGGGGCTTGATGTCAGGGTAATCGGCCAGCACTTCGGGGGGGACTGGCTTGCCGGCGGCGATTGCGTTTTTGACGGTGTTGTAATGCGCTGACTCATTTGGAGTCGCCCCCTGATAACCTTGAGCGCGAAGTTTGGCGTTGTCTGGTTCCAGCTTTCTGCGAGTATCTTCAATCCACTCCGCGCGCGTCATCTGCCACGGCTCTTTTGCCGCTGCTGTGGGCGGCGCGACGGGTTTTTCAGGAGCGGGGACGGGAGTCGGGGGGTTGGCGGTGTCTGAATGACGCCGTAACCAGCCCTCAATCTTCGTAACCGCATCGGCTATCTGTTGCGGAGTGGCGTTCTTCGGCACCTCGTACCATTGGTCAACTGCGCCAAACTCTTTCTCGCGGAAAGGTGACGGTTCGTGATCGCGAATTGAAAGTTTGTACGTCTTGGTTTCGTCGGGTTCGCCGTCAGCATCCCGCGAAAGAATCTTCGTGACCTTGTAATAGACGCTCCCCCACTTGGTGTCCTCAACTTCAACCTTCATATCAGGTGGGGTGTCAAAGGTGTTGATAATCTCATTGCGTGCTTCGGCGTTCGCTACGTCGCCTTCTGTATTTCCGCCAGCCTCAACATGCCACTTGGCTTCTTGAATGGCATCTTCGGGAGTCTTTTCCCATTTAATCGTGCTGCCGTTTTCATCTTCAACAATGTACTGGCCTTTGTGAAGTGATACGGTTGCAGTGCGGTCATTTCCTTTTGCTGGCGATGAAATCAACCAGTTCTCCGGCTCATCCTCACCGGCTGGCCTGTGGTCAACTGTGGCTTCATTTGCAGCAAGAGCCTTCTGTTCGACTACAGCATGATCGGCAATGACTTTCGCACGCTTGGCAACCGCTCCCGTCTCTTTCGCCGCTGCTGTTGGCTGCGCGACGGGCGGGGCGGGGGGTTGGGAGGCAAGCCATTCCGTGTACTCTGCCTGCAACTGCTGTTGCTGGTCTGGCGGCAA